TTGAAGAGCTAAAACCAGTTTCTTCATAGTAGCAATCTTTGGTTCCACCATATCATCAAACTGAGAGAATGCTTTATCTACATTCTTAACAGTGGTTTCCATACCAATATTTGGTTTTTGCTCTCTAATACGTGCTAATAGCTGAGTTCTTTGAGCATATGTATCTAATCCCTGTCTAACACCAGGACCTATATCCTTAGATAAGGCTTTCTTTATTTCATTACCTTGACTATCAATATAATGAGCAGTAGTATTATTTATTAGTTTCCAAAGTTCATCAATACCAGAACTAACACCAGGAGATCCAGTTTGTGCTTTAGACTTTTCTTCTGCTTCTTTAGCCGCCCCATCAAACATGGTCTTAGCGGCCTTCTCAACATTTTCCTTTAACTTTTTAATAGCTTCGTCTTCGTCTCCCCAGTTATTCGTTCTACTTCCACCACCGGACGATGGAGGAGCAGACGGAGGAGCAGGAGGTGCTGCGGGAGGTGGTGGTGCAGAAGGACCACCAGAAGAACCTGAAGAAGTAGTATGAGAGGAAGCAGAAATCTTAGCAGCGTCTCCGGCGCTCTTAAGTGCTGATATGAACTCTCTCAATGCGGCTGCAAACTCTGGATTACTTGATGAGGCGCCGCCCATACTACCAAGGCTGGTATCAGAAAGTTTCTTTAAAGCAGCCATTAACTCTGGACTAAGAGAAATACCTTTAAATAAGTCAGCTATACGCTTAACAGCGTCTTCCGCTTCCTTAAAACCATCAGTATTAACTTTAAGAAGTATATCTATTATATTTCTGTCGTTAGCCATTTATTTTGGTGCCTTTATTTCTTCACGCTAATACTTGATTTATCTTTATTCCTTGCCGCCTCTAATACAGGAGAATACTTAACATCCTTAAACATAGGATTAGATTTAGTTACGATTGTTTCTCCGTGGTCCCATGCAGATTTAACACCGTGATTTTTCTTCTGCTCTTTAGCACTAACATTATCTCTACTTCTCTCGTCCATGTATGCCTTCATAAAAGCATCTAAAGCAGCATCATCCTCTATTACACTTTCGTGGGGGGAGTCAGAAGAAGGCATATCATAAACTGACTGATAAAAATGACTCCAGTAAGCTAATGCTAACTGATCTACTGTATAGTCAGGAAGTTCTATTCCGTATAAAGATACACCGGTTTTAAGAGAAGTTAAATACCTTATTCTCCATAGATTACTTCTTGCTATATGTCTTAAAGTTGATATATCCATACCTGATGACATTTTTAAGTACTCCGAGAATACGTTTTTACGAAACACTAAATCCATTTCACTATCAAACTTTTCTTTTGTCGGCCAAAATAAATCCCTTGTATAAGGATCTTTTGCCGACCTCCAAGATAAATATAAATACTTATTTTCCTGTGCTTTTCTCTCAGCACTGTATTCTAAATAACTTTCTTTCTTACATAAAATCTGTAATAACTCATTCTTAAAAGTTTCTATATTTTCTTTGACTCTGTCCCTATTAGTAGGTACTCTGGACATCTTCTCCAAAATAGCTTCCTGTCCGGCAATCTTACTTTCAATAACTTTTATTTTAGCATCATCTTCGTCTAATAAAAATCCGCGGCCACGAAGAAGTTTCAAAGTTTCTTCTACTGTCATAAAACCCTGAGAAACTGCTAAATCATAAGCTTTCTTATATTCTAAGTCAGCAAATAGTTTATCCACACCAACACAATGTGTTAGTAATAAGAATACTTCTTCACCAGAAGCCTTCTTAATCGGTACTATTTTACCGCCGAGACTTATTTCGTTGATTAAAACTTCAAGCCTGTTGTAAGAAATATCCACTTTTGATGTGCCAAACAGGAGGGACTGCTACTGACGTAATAATCCTTACTTTACGGCCGCGCTCTTCTTGCCCCTCTTTTTAGGGGCATCCTCCGACACAGGAGCCTCTACAACGGGAGTTTCCTCTATTGTGGATGCTACCTCTGCCACCTTACTCTTGAGGTCTTCCTGCTCCTTCTGCACGCTCTCGAGAACCTCTCTCATTACGACGTTCTCTGGGGACTTATCAAGAAAATCAGCATCAAGTCCCTCCATCCAAAGCATTACCTCAAAACGTGCCCGCGTTTGAACAGCGATATTTCTCTCGCTTCTAAAATCTTCAAACGTCTTCCAAACCTTATTTCCCTGCTCATCTTGTACAACTACACTGGTGAGGTAGGAACTTCTAACGTCATTAGCAATATTTTCGCAAGTGTGCGACATAGGACCACTCTTACGCTGACTCCACTGAAGAACGTTCTCTCTCGCAGCGGCAACTTCTAATGCGAGACGTAGTCTTACTTCTCTATCCTTCTCTTGTTCCATACTCACAAGTTTATCCTGAAGAGTATTTCTAAGAGTATTACCTACGTCCTCATAATCGGGTCCTACAATGTTTCTTTTACTTAGGATATCGGACATCTCAGAAGCAGTAAGAACACCCTCTTTAAGAGCATTGTTATACGCCTTAGCGTGTTCCCAGTCTGCTTTTGTAATATCATCTGCCCGTGGTGTAGCAATATAATACTTAACTACTTTACCGTCTCTATCAGTAAACTCAAAACCTCTACGACCATCGATCAAACTCTCTACGTTATCCTGTACTGTGTTAACCATTTTTCCGCTCCTTTATTTCTTGTCCTTGATAACTACAACGTCGTTATAAATATTTTTGAACTCTACGTCGTAGCTACGTTCTATTTCCGACATCAAACACCTAATAGTGTCATTTGAAAGCTTTAAAACTTTTGACCGTAATACTTTGTACCTTTCCTTATCATCTACAGCAACTTCAGAAAAATCAAGTATCCCGTCAAATAACTTGGTAATATTGTTTTTAACTAAAATACATAACTTCTTGTTAGACCATTCCCTTAACTCTTTGTCATTCATTTAGTCCGTTCCTTAAATATTTAAGTTAAATAAGCATAGATACAACTATACCTATACTATCTCTTATAAGAATAAGACATAAAAACAAGTATGTTAAATGAGAATAAAAAAACCCCGCCTTAGTTTCCTAAGACGGGGTTCTTATTGAACTATGTAGGACTAAATATTAAACGTTAACTTGAAGACCAGGAGTACAAACAACATCAGCAACAGGCACAAACCCCTTAACGATAAACAGTTTGTTTGTGCTACGGAAAGCTAGGCTTAATGAGCTGTTCTGTCCCACTTGGGTACTTTGATTCTCACTAGTTGCCTTAAGTCCCGGAACTATTACTGTTTTGAGCGGATACTCCCTCTCTGGAGAAGCAGGATTAATAGCTGCGTACACGGCTCTAACACCACGTACAAAGTACTCAGTACCAACCATATCGCTCTCAAGAACCTTACGAAGAGCACCAGTACCACCAGCGGTTTCATCAGTCTGCTGATAAATCATTACTACTAATACAAGGTTATCCTTAACCATTAGATGGTTAATAGTGATGTCCTTAAGAGTACCAGCATCATAAGTTGCACTCTTACCGGCAAACATAGCGAACGTCTCTAAGTCACCAGCAGTAGTTTCTACCGAAGTAGTGATCTCAACTGGGAAAGTAAGAGGTCGGTCATAAGGCTTAAGGTGACCCAGCTCATTCAGTGCTTCACGAGTCATCGCTGCAGTAATAGTGGCTGAAGTAATACGTAGAGCCATATCATAAGCACCGCCTGGGCCAACAACATCTGGATCTACCAAGTAAAGCTCAATCTGCCCCTGACGAACAGCACCGATATCCTCTACGTGAGTGGTGTCACCGTCAGCAAGAGGAGTAAAGTAGTTAGAATGTTGAACATCTGAATCACCACTATCATCAGCATAAGCATTCGCAGCATAACGGATCTTAATAAAATCACCAGAAGCGGTAGTAAGACCAGTAGGTAGAGTTACTACGTTAGTAGTAACATTATAACTACCCTTAGTGGCAGTAGCAGCAGCAGTGTCAACCGCGTAATAAGTCTTTGCACCAGCAGCAGTCTCGTGACAAAGTGCTCTCTCGCCAAGAGTGGTAGAATACAGGAACGCATACGAAGAGTCAGACAGTTGAGCAACACCAGAAGCAGTAGGCTTCAGACCAAGAGTTACTGTGTCTAAATCTCCCGAACAGTTCCACTGTTCCTGACTTACAAAACGCCCATCATTAAGGAACCAATACTTAGTATCTGTCTCGGCGCCGTAGTTCTCAGTTGCGTTGTTACCAGTTGAATAACCTAACTCAAGATTATTAACGTAACACTTGGGAAGATACAGAGTTTGATCTATGGTGTTAGCCGCAGTACCAAGAGATGCCTCAGACTGAACTGGAGACCAAAGATCAAACCAGTTAGACGCACCAAAGTTAGAAAGAGCAACACCGTGATAATAACTAATACCAGTAGTACCGCTCATGGTTACAAGATTAGCATTACCAGCAACCGCGGTAGTATTAAAACCAGTTTTATCAACACCCGCTAAAGTAGCTACTGTGTTAATATCACCCCACTCATTCGTGTCCAGTGTGATTGAAACTGCGGGAACATCATCACACACGTCCACGACATTTTGTTGTCCTAGCTCGAAAATATCGGTGCTTGTAAAAGCTGTTGAAGAACCCAAAGTTTGTACACGATATAGTATCTCTCCGTCTACGATAACGGATTGACTCGCGTAAATGATACGATTTCTAGTCATTAATATTCCTCCATAGTTTCAATAAGTTATACACTGTGAAACTAGTCATCAATGTATTATAAATCATTCTATTTTGCTCTCATATATTGTGTGGCCGCAATCAGTTATACGACCTATTTCATTCCCTTTCGTACTTCCTTGTTCTTCAGAACTTACTTTTGTAGGAGACTCTCTTGTTTGGAGAAGTCTAGTTTCCGGTTTCTGTTCTTGAAAACAACTTTCCGTGTTTCTAGCATTTATAAAACACGGACCAAACCTTCTTCTTCCTTTAACAACATAAGTAAGTGGTTTCATTTCTTCTTTAAAACTAAAACCACCTTTATCTAAATCTTGTTTTGAAACAACTTTATATCTTAAATCTTCTAAATAAAAAACACTTAAAATATTATTATTCTTACACCATCTTTTAATACAAGTAAAAATAATATTATTTATATTGTAAAACCACCCATTTAAGTAAGTTATATTTCGTATAGAAAAACAATCTTTTTCTACTAAACCAGAAACAACAACCTTGAGTTCATTATTATGAAAAAATCCGAAGTTAGTTTCATAAGTATGAAATATTTGTAAAGAGTTTTCCTGATTAAACTTTTTTGCTTTATGAAAATCCAATCTTCTAAAAGAAATATCTGCTTGTGATAAACTCTGTAAAGTATTAATATTTCTAAAGATTACATCTAAAAGTTGTTGTTTTTTATACAACCAATCATCTTCAAAAATAGTTATAAGATTAATACCTTTTTCTCTACAAACAGCCGCCTTAACTACGTGTGCTTTCTTAGAACGTTCACTTACTTTATCTGAATGCCAATATATTCCACAATATTCTAAGGCAAGATTATATTCAGGAAGGTACAAATCTAACTCTTTAGGTTTTATCTTATCTCTAATATTAAGGTATATTTTGATGTTTGGTAAAGTTTCTTCAATAGTTTTAGCTATCTCCTTCTCTGGACGAGACTTTCCTGCCTCATTACAATGCGGACATCTTCTTGGTTCTGCTTTTCTATGAAAGTTACTTCTGTTTATTGCGCACTCGTGTCCATTAGGACAAATAAGATTTACTTTGGTCACATTACTAAATGGTATATCTCCTACAACCTTATATCCCTCGTCTTCAAATACTTTTTTCTTCTCAGCATCTGTAAAATGTTTACCATTACAAACACCGCAACGTCTGCCCTTTCCTAAAAAGTTATCTCTGCTTATAGCGCAACTATGACCTTTGGGGCATATTAAATCTGTTTTTCTATAATCCCAACTATTTGCTACACCAACAACGATATATCCAGCATCTTCAAATACTTTTCTTTTCTCAGCATCAGTTTTATGTTTACCTGCACAGTAACCACACCTATAACCGCTGTTAAAATCAGCCCAAGTTATGCTATGCTTGTGTCCTTTAGGGCAAACAAAATCTAACTTACTTGTGCTATTTTTATATTCTTGTGAAAGTAAAGTATAACCTTCTTTTTCAAATCTTTCTTTAACGTAAGGCAAATCTATATATTTATGATCACAAATACCACATCTTGTACCGCTTTGAAAAGACCCCCAAGTAATAGTATGTTCGTGCTGACCATTCTCACAATAAAATCTTAACTTCTGACTACTGTTTACGTACTTCTCTTCCAGCAAAATAAATCCTGCTTTTTTGAACTCTTCTCTAATAAACTCTATTTTTATTATTTTGCCAGCACAATAAGCACATCTACTTCCTTGTTGAAAACTATCCCAAGTTATGAAGTGGTCATTACCACATTTTGTACAGTGAAAATCAAGTTTTTCTTTGGCATTAATATATTCTTGTGAGAGAAGTTCATATCCTTCTTTCAAAAATGCTTCCTTAACCTGTTGGTAGAGAACTATTTTTCCGCCACAATAAGGACATCCCTGACCTTTGCGGAAGTTTGTATAAAGTATAGAATGTTCTTTATTACACTTTTTACAGCGGTAAAGAATAGGTTTTACGGTGTTAGTATAGGAAAGTATTTCTAAATGTTTTAGTGAGAACTCTTTTTGTAAGAGTTCTTTTGTTATATTAAATCTTTTGATCATAACTTATATATAATATTTTAAACACTTCGTGGTACTTTTTTTCAGCCGCCGAAGAAAAATCTATACACTATCTATGTAAGTCTCAAACGTCAGTTTAATCGTACTTCTGTAACGATTTAGTTCTGACCAATCCACCCAAGCGTTTATATTTCTTGCTTCAGCAGATAATATCTGAATAGAGCCTTCTAAAATATCTGGGTTAAATCCTGTATTAAACATTCCGTTATAGTTTAAGTAATCACCCTTACTATAATCTTTTACTGTTATTTGTCTGTTAAATAAACTATCTTGTAATATATCTGTTATGTCATCTCTTTCAGCTTTATTAGTAGCAAATATATAAAGATTTGCTATGCGTGTATTTTTCTTCCCCCCGCCGAGTTGAAAACCACTTTTATTAGTTGTATCCACATCTATAGATACTACTGGAAGAGGAGGAGGATTAATACCGGGCCAAGCATCTAAAACTGAAAGATAATACCAGCTGTAAGTAACACTTGTAGGAACAGTATTAGGATCATATATTCTTCCGTTTGTATAATCAACGGTATAATGTGTAGCCCCAGTTACAGTAACTTTAGTCGTTTGTTCTTTAGAAGTATCAACAACCACAGTACCATCAGAAGTTGTATAATCGTCAAAAAACACCCAACCTCTGCCAGCAGAGGTTGGAGACGGTTCTATATCTAAAACGGATGAAGGAATATACGCACCTAAACTACTATTATAAACTAACGAAGTAGTCTGCACTTCAGTAAAATGTTTAGCAACTAACTCATATTTCAAGTAGTTATATAAAGAAGTATTTTCTAGCCTTAATCTACTAACCGACATTTTGTATGCCCTCAAGAGCTTTTTTAGTTGCTATGTTAATATACTTACTCATAGGCAATCTATTCATTACCATACCTATAATATCTACAGGACCAGAACCAGATAGAGGAAATCTTACTTCTTCTTCTGATGGTAGATTTTTACCATAAACAGGATTTCTTCTTGCGGCCGAATAATATTTCATATCCATTAAAAAACCCTCTCCAAATCTACCAACAGGAGATCCTGATCTTTTGTAGTTCATTATATCATAAGTAGTATTATTTATAAAAGCTAACTCACCAGCCGCTCCTTCAAGATAGAAATAAAACAACCTTACTTTATCTGTTTCATGTCTATCCGGACCAGAAGGATAACCTAATGCTTCAGGAGACAATAAAGATATCTTTACTTCATTGGTTTTAGCGTCAAAAGTAATACCGTTTTCAAAGTTAGTAGATACATAGTTCATTACAGCTGGTTTTATTTTTGAAGGAGCAGTAGGATCACCTTGTTTTGACATTTTACTGTCTAAGTCAGAAAAGTTTTTATCAAACTCATCTGAAAACGTATCTAAGAAATCCTGCTTAAACTCGTTTTGTAAAGCATCCTTCATTCTATAACCAAACTCTTGTAAGAACTTAATCCTAAAGTTCTCAAATAAAAGTTTATAAACATCTACAGAAGGCATTATCTATCTCTTACACTGCTACCAACATTCACTGAAGAAAGATACGCTATAACTATAACGTCTTGCGTGCTTAATGACCTCATTACCGGTGGGCTTAACAACTCACACTTAATGTTATCTACTAAAGCATACTTACAATCTCTAAGATTTTCATAATAACATTCGCTTGTTTTTAGCTGTACTACATTAGTTCCTTCTGCACCAGCAACAGTAACTATTAATCTACCATCCCCATCAGCCGGATTCCATCGTACTAACGACCTAATACCTACCCTATTCTCCTGCTCTATTACTCCTTTACCAGAACATACAGGACATCGTCCTCTTGTAAAAGAAACAGGAGTTATAACATTACCATAAATAGTTGTGGGGGCTACAAAAGAAGCATTAAAAACGTTAGTCGATGCACCAGAACTTATTGTCATATAACAGTTTGGACAATCCGTTTTATTAGGCTCCAAATATAAAAACACTACTTTACTCGACTCATTTTTTATTTGAGCATACTTATTTCTTATTTCCTTACTTAAACCTGATGGTATCATCTGACCCATTTAATCAATCCTAACGCCAGTAATAACGAGAGAAGACATCTCATTAGTTAACTCTTTCAGTTTACTTTTAAGTTCTGCTAAATCTTCTCTCTTCTGCCGCAAAAGTGGTTCTGGATTATAACTCAACTCTCCTTGAAGAGAGAACGAACCAGAAGTCTCACCCATTAACTGACGAAGTTCCATTTCTAATATTGTTATAGCCGCCGAAATATGATACATATCAGACGTAGTTGTGGCACTCGTCATATAAGGTGGTTCAGGAGTAGTAGTATAAATATCTAATATTTCTCTATCAGAATGTCTAAAACTCTCATACCACACATCAAGAACGCCTGAAACTGTGGAGATAGTAGTTCCACTAAATGTCAGAAATGAATAATCAACAACAGCAGGGTTAGAAGAAGTGCTGTATTCTATACTATCTTTTATTACTTTTAGCGGCCACCCTTTTGGGTTGTCCACTTTATAAGTAGTTCCGTCAGTTGATACGTTTTCATATCCAGCTAAACAAGTAGGACTTACATAATCTCTATATGTTTTTTTCTCATCTCCAACATAGTATCTTATTCTATCTACGTTAAATCTATCAGTAGAGGTTAAACTTTTTTCCGCCGGATAAGTAGCAACTAAAGAAGTTTGTTCAACAGCTATACCATGTGTAGCTGTTGATAAAGAAGACTCAGCAGCTGAAACAGTATTATAATAACTTGTTTTATACCAAGAAGATGATACACCGTAATAACTATTATCTTCGTAGTTAATATATTTAGAAGACACACTAATAGCCGGACGAGTAGAAACATTAGTTATTTCAGTAAAGTACCCACTCTCATAATCAGAACGATACACTTTTACAGCGTTATAACCTGCTGCTATTACCGCTGTTGGATCACTTATATATATTGTCAGAATAATCATGTTATTGCCTTAGTTCACACATTTTGATATATTAGGATCTTTCCAAGGATTGTTAACATTTGTAACTAATCTTGCCAAATCTACTTTAAAAAGTTTTAAGTTGGGGGGAGAAACAATAAAATAATCATCTTGTAAAGCAACTCTGTAAGTACAAACACAGGGACATTCTAATGTTGGCCTACTTAATCCTCTACACTTCTCTTCCAAATATAAACCTTTATCCTCACACTGTTTATAGGGAGCTGCTACAGGAAGCATTTGCTCCCCAGAACAAGAAGAAACGAACCAATCATCCGGAATAAGAACAGAGAAACAACTTCTATGTATTTCTACACCCAAACACTTTTCTAATTCATCTACTTTAGTATCAATAAGATTTAAATCTACTTCTGTATAGTTATTGTATACTTTTATCCCACCAGGCGTTAAAATATAATTACCTATTTTATAGTTTGTAAGAGAAAGAAACCCACCAGGATAACATTCATTACAACCCAGAAGTAACAAGCTGATTATAAGAAGGAATAGTAATCGTAGCCCATACAACATGTTTTTTAGTCCTGTGTATTTTTATAACACTGCTATCGAAACCACGGCTTATGGATGTTACGTAATCATCATTATTACGCACGTAGTTAGCATTACAACTAACTCCTACTTTACTTGTCACGTTATACGGAACGCTCATCATGTATGAGAACTTGATATTTCTACTTTTTTTGGCGGCCAAAGAAAAAAGAGCGGAAATATCAGTACCGTGTTCATAATTTCCCCAGTAATAAGTACACTTTACTTCCGTTTTTAAATACTTATCAGTAGGATTATGAATAGAAACATCCACACCTAAGTACAAAGTACAACCAGTATTACTACAACTTTTAAAACTACGGTCGAATTTATCAACAACAACATAAGGCTCAAATTCATTTCCTTTATATGAGTACTCATTCCCCACTATCGAAGAGCAGGAAAATAGAAACAGAAAAAATAACATAATGTATCTCATTTATATTTTTATACCTTAAGCTATCATCTTCTTTATTGTGTATTCACCATCTACACTTCCTAACGATATCATATCATTCGCATCGTTGTCTATCACGATGTAGTTAGATGTAGTATGGGTATTATCTGTTGCGGTTCCCACAAGTGTCCAATTTGTGTAACTTCCCCCCTTTATCCACATGGTGAATACACCTGAATAGGAACGGGTTATACGAATGGTGTACCAAGTTGGATTAGTTAACACTACCGACCCGGCTACCATAATAGTAGTTGTGCTGCCCACACCATTTACGCGTCTAACTTCAATCCCTGTACCCGTGATTCTACACACGTATCCAGGTCCACCGGTAGTCAGGTATGTTCCACTTGTCTGCGATATAAAATATACCCAAATGTCATTTACATTTGATGCTTTATTGAACGAAAATTCTGTCGTGCCATACGCGCTTTCCTGTGGTGTTTGTCCAAGTTCAGAAACAGGTAAGTAAATATGTCCTGCGGTGTTACATTTTATTGTTTTTACCGCCGAACCGTTTATCGTAGAAACGTCCACTGAATAACGTGGTGTTGCGGAACCGAACCGGAAACCTGTTGTTTCTAACGAACTGTTAGCGATACCACCCCTAATTGCTGTTGATACTGGTGAACCCCAGTCAGATGAATAACCGATTTGTTTAATACCGGATTGGTCGTAAAGACGACTAACATCAGCAGCCGATAAAGCCCCAAGGTAGATTTCTAAACGGTAAATGTTGCCCCAGAAATCATAACCACCGTTTGTGCCAGCGACAAGAGTGCTTAGACCATGACCGCCACCAGCTCCAGCCACCGTAGCAATAAATTCCCCGTTGACGTAGAAACTAACGGAATCGTCGGGATTAACCACATTGGCCAGGAAATACGTCTGGTCACGGCGAATCACCACCCCCGGGCACTGAAAATCAGCAACGCCGTTGAAGTGGTACAGAGAGGCAGTCGTGGGCGTGATCTGCCAGAAATACATCATCCAGTACGCGTTTAGCCCACCTACCGAAGGGTAGTTAGTAAAGCTTGTAGGTTTGACCACCGCGACCATGGTGAAGTCGTTAGACCTGGGAAACGTAACTGGGCCGGTTATGTGGTATGTACCAGTATAATTAAAACTACCGCCATATGAATCCTTATTATAAATAGGTGGTACTTTATGTGCGCCAGTATGAACTGTAGAATTATAACAATTTGGGGATGTGTCAACAAGTACGCCATTAACCATCGGTTCACTTAATTTCGGCGCCCAAAACAAATTTGGGGTTTTAGGATTGACCGAAATATCATGATATGAACGTGTAGCAGGACGTGTAGGCCAACGGATTTCTGAAAGCAAATCGCCGACCAGTTGGCTATGCTGGGTCGCGGACAGCACCGCCGACGTGATGACCAGAGCCTTGATCCCGTAGGCCAAAGGAGACGCACCACCGCTCGCGTTGAAGAAATATTTGGTCCCCGCGGCCAACGTGACGGCGTCGAGGACACCAGAAAATGCCCCTATGGAAACGCCATCTCGGTACACCGCTCCAGTGGCTCCAGTGACATGGTTCCACCCAATCGACTGGCCACCCACGACCGAGGCAGAATTCCGGATGGTGCCACCACCGTAGACCGAGAATAGTCCTCCGGTGCCCAGGACGGCATAATGAGTGGCATCGACGTAGATGACGTACTGGCTGGCCGCGGGCGTGTAGTGCCTGGACCCCAGCAGACAGCAGACCGAGTAGTTGTCGGCCGGCAGGGCCGCCGCAGTTGTCACGATACCGGAGGGCCGGGCGTCGAACCACGGGCGGGGTGAGCCACAGGTTCCCGAGACTGTACCGTTGAACCCACGACCACTGAAGTCCAGGAAAGTCCCGGAGCGCAGGTCCCAATAAAGGGCCAGTTGCCCGGCGCGTCGGAGATCATCGATCATTGACATTTATTGGTTCTCCTGCGCCTTGGCGGCACGGCGTTCGGCCCAAATACGTTTCATGTTGGCCGAAATTTTAGCCCTATTACTATCAGTAACAACGCGGTCTCGATTGGCGTCCGATACGGCACGTTTGCTGGCTTCAGACATAGGATGACCAGGACGTCCCTTCAGTGCCGCACTTTGCTTGGCTCTGGTTTCATCGGAAACCCTGCGCCCCGCCGCGTGTTTATTACCTCGCTGCGCTGCCCCTATGGCTGCTCTGGTTTCTGGTGAAAACGTACCTTTGCGCCTTCTAGCGGCTTCGCTTTGCTTGGCCTTGGTTTCATCGGAAACCGGATGTCCGGTTTGTGCCAGGCTCATGTTGGCCTTGGCTTCGTCGGTGTGGGGTTCATGCACTCGCTTGCGTGCCGACACACTCATTTTTGCCTTTGTTTCTTCCGTAACTATCTTACCTGTGTTGATCTCGCGCATTTTTTCTACAGTTTCCGGTGACGGCTTGAGGTGTCGACTGTGCGCACTGATCAAAGCTCTGGTTTCCGCCGTGACAACTTTACCTTTGCTCTTGGCCCCTATCTTGGCCTTGGTCTCGTCCGAGTGTTCGTGCCCCAGGGTAGACCCTGCAACTCTACAAATATTATAACCATGATGCACTGAACACTGACGGTCCAACCAGAATTGCTCACGGGGAATTAAATCGTTTGGGTCGGCAACCTGTTCCACGACCAGAAAATCAAAAGCGTCTGCCCCGTATTCCTGCCAGGCGCGCTGAAGATGAATATTACCGTGGTTGTTCCTGTTGAGTTCGTACCGATGCTTCTGCCAACGGTTTTTTGTGTCCACCGCCGAGCCAACGTATACCTTGCCGTTGACTCGGTTGACTATCTGGTAAATCCCAGATTTGATCTCGGTACCCATTATCGTTTAACCTTCAGGGTAATTTTCTTCAGCCCGCGGAAAATTTGCGCGTCAACACTTGCTGTTGTTTCACAACTTTTTCGGCGGCTAAAAGAAATCGAACCTGTAGAATTTATTGAATAGTTCATATCTATACCTGATTCAAAGAACGCATTACGTTTATGTAACTGTCACGTACCTGTAAAGGCGTCAAAATGAAAGGATATAGGGCGAAATATAGATGTTCACCGACTAGATTCGAAGCTGCTCCGTTGACGTCAATACCAATATAAAACCTTCCTAAATAATCTGTTGCTGGTGGTTGCGCGGCAGTTTCTGTTAGGTATTTTCCATTGAAATAACACAACCATTTAGTGCTTGCATATTGATAAGCGTTAGCATAAAACATAACGCTTCCATTAGCCCACGGTTGCGTGGTTGATACACTGCTTGCACCAATTATTCTTTGACCGATAGTAGTAGCGTGCTGAAGTCTAATTCCAGCTTGATTATCGTTGGCAGAACGACTTACAGACCACGGATACGAATTAACATCAGGGTATCTTTTCGGCCTAAACAAGTGTATAATAGTAAAATCACTTAAGGGCAAAAATCCCGTTGCTTTCGCGCTGGAAAGGTACATTGATGTAGTAGTTGAATCGTACCCACGGGTTGCCATTTTGACCGGGAAAGTACCAGCGGTTACCCCATTACCAAATTGAAAGTGGTTTCCGTTTCCACTAACGTCTAATGTTCTATTGTTAGTAGCGTCATGGGTTGCCGCTGACATAGGAAGGATACAAGTAGCTTTATTTTGATACGTGTAAGTAGAATTCGTGTAGAAATCTTTTGCTTCTTGCGCGATTAAAAGACTATCGGAAGGGGAATGTTTGAAGAACTTGATAGAAGAAATGGAACCGGAGAATTTGAAGGTTCCCGCATCATAGGAACCAATTTTGAATCCAGTAAGTGGTTCTGGAACCCATACAACCCCGGTGTTCCCAATTTGAACACCGTTCAACCACATAGTATTAGACCCTGACCTTAAAGCAACAGCAAGTTGGTTTCGTTGTCCGTGTTTCCAGTATGGACCCCAAACCGCATAAGCGGAGTTTATCAACGCGGTTCCGTTTCCTGATGCTATGGTAAGAAAATGTGTAACTCCGGATTTGTACCTAGTCAGATAGGTTTTATTTCCGTTGGTTGAAAAAAATCCCTGTGCTCCGTCCAGTGTAATATCAAAATCAGGATAGAATTCTATAACCGCCGACCAACCGAATCCGTTAAAAGGTTGTACGTTCCCGGGAAACGTTACATAGTTGGTGCTGCCATCGAACCGCATACCGCGGTCAGGTGAAAATGAAGGTACACCTGTAACGGTACCGTTTTGTTGACGGATGGACTGCAAACTATCAAACTGATAGTCGGCGATTAAACCCCTTTGCAACTCCGAACTGTTACTATTTATCATTAATAGGATTCACTTATAAATTTTATTTTGGCAACTAAAAGAAGTTTACATTATATGACCGCTATGATTAGGACTACCTATACGATTCTGTTTATAATGAAAATCACCTTGTAAGAACCATATAACATCATCTAAACTATCAGTTACTGTTCCAGCATTTTGTGTTGCTATTGCTTGTCCTTTATCCCTAAAGAATGAAAGCATTATTAGACTTGAATATTCTATTTGATTAAACAAAGTAGAAGAAAGTGGTACCATAGAAGTAACTATATGTGATTTAGCTGCCACAGTTCCTTCCGCAACATACGACAACCAATATATTTCTTCATTAGGAAACGCATTATTGTGCGCAGCAACAGTAACACTTACAAATATACCTACTGTATTACCAACTGTTAACTGGCTGTTATTAGACAAATGCGCGTGTAAGTATATAGGTGCGCCTTTTTCCCAACTATGCGGTATCTGCGTTAACGCGTTTAAGTTATGTGTAGAAGTGTCGTTCTGGAACTGGAACGCTTGAACACTGTATCCAGTGGCGATTAGGAAGTCTTCTTCCGTTGGACCACCAGTACGTGGTCTTAATGCGGTTATCTGTAAGTCGTCATATCCGAATCCTGGGTTATGTTTCATATTACTTTTCCAGTTTTAGTATTATATGCTTTTATATTAATACATTCTACGACAGTAAATATAAGCAGCATTAACTGAATCACCAGGAGTATAATTTACTCTAACAGATTTAAAGTTTAGTTTTTCTGCCATGGCCGCAAAGTTAGTAGTTCCCGAAGCAGTTACTAAACCAGAAACTGTTGTGTTATTTACACAATCATAAACATATATTCTCGACCATGTGGTTGCGGCTGGGTCGTTACTTACTTCAACAGATAAGTAGTCTAAACTATTATCATTTTGGACGTACCCTTGCACAGCAAAGTCAGCGTATCCTAACATTTCTAAACCCACGCTACTCGGGTAATATGTAGGAGTACCACCAGTAACATTAGTAGTAGCAACTAACGTCTCTGAAACAGCGTTATTATTGAGCGGTGATATTTCCGTACTTCTGATAACATCAGAAGAGTTATCATACCCCTTATCGGGGCCGTAAACCATAACAAGGTAACCCAAATCGGTAGGACTAAGTACAGCGCCACCAACACTTAAAACACCAGATGTAGTTAAATCAGTATAAGAGAAAGCGTTAGTAGTTCTTGAATAAGAAGAATAAGTACCATCTATTCTTGATACCGCCAAACTTGCGAACTGTTGTATTACCGGAGTATAAGGCATACCAGTAAGACACACACCACTGGATGTGGAATAGGAAGCAATAAAATCAGTGGGAGACATATAGAGCATACTTCCGCCACCACCACCGCCTCCACCACCAATATCCATAGTATATACAGGAGCAGTTGACGCGTTACCAGCAGGCATGCTATTACCCGCACTATCAACTATTTTAACAGGAATAACCATTGTAGCTGTAGAAGTAGCAGCATCTGCTGTCTGCGTACCACTTGCTAATACACCACCTACAACACTAGTCAAGCCGCCACCAAACGACGTAATGGCATTACCAGCGTTATCAAACAATTTAGTAGGTATTACATTAGTTGCGGCTGTAGCAGTAGAAGCTAAAATATTTAACTCGTCAGCAGCAGTACCGTCTTTTAAGGCAAACGAGCCACTTACGTTAACATTATCTACAAATGCTTCAAACTCTACGTTAGCAGAAGGTATTTGCGCTCTAATAGAGTCAACTAATATACCAGTTAGTGTATTTCCGGCCGCCGAAAAAGTTACACCAACAGCTAACTTATGTACAGATTTCCAATCAACACCAGTACCAGTCTGTACTGATTTATTACAAGCAACCTTTAAATGGTTCCACCCAACATCTAAATCAGCAACTAAAACAGACATAGTTACGTAGTTAGATGTATCCTCTAATAGTCTTACATTAACACTAACAACGTTGGTTAATGAAGAAAGATAAATGGAGAAAAATAGGTTTCCTTCTGATGCAAAACCATTAAGATCCATACCAACAGAACTAATACTTCTAAGTATATAAGCATCAACATTACCTGCTACTTTAGCAAAAGAAATAGATTTAGCTCCAGTAATATGTGTAGTACTATTAGCTATACTACCAGCTGTAGTCAGACCAATGTCTGCCCACCGGGTATAATCCTCACCATCGTCTAATATTACTTCATATCTTACTGATTGCTCATAACGTGTTTTGTCAGTCGGCATTTATTCTTCTCCAGAACCACTTATACTACTCTTGGTGGATTCCTATCGTTGTTTATTACTCGTCCTATTTTTCTCTCTTCTAAATCTATCGCCCAGTTACCGTCTTTAACATCCATACCATCAAGTATTTTTTTCTTAGCGTCCGCCAAGTTTTTTTCAGCCATATTACAACCATATGTAAGCTGACTCATTACTTGTGTTAATCTACCTATTTCTAATCTAAAGTTATTTAGCTCTTCCTGAAAATGATCTATCTTTAAAAGATCTTCTTTATACTCATCAGGAATATCTATCATAGAAGTATCATCTACTAACACCTTGTGACCGTGAACACCAATCCTGTCGTGAATGATTACTTTATCGCTCATAAATCTTACTCCTTGTTTAAATACGATTTACTAAAGTATCTATCCGCTATATCGTGAAAATGATTAGACAAGCGGTGTATTAAAACAGATACTATAATAAAATCTACAGCTATATTAAATATTTTTATCTGTGAGCCGAATAAAAAAAGTACTGAAGTTAACCCAAATGCAGTCCACACCGAACAACAGTATGGACAGTTAACCACATCTCCAAAAAACTTAAACAACCTAAATCTTGATTGAGAAAGAAAATCTCTAAGGAAGGAAAAGAAAACAGACTTGGAAACTAACTCAACTAACCCTTCGTTAACTAATACTAAAACACTAATCGTGAATACCAGAGCTATGTAGTTCATTTATTCTATCTCTAATGTACCGTGTCAATGTTTCTTTACCTGCTCTATCTTTAGTCATTGTAAGTGCTCTTCTTAACTTATGAACACTTAACACCTGACTAATAATGCTTTTAGGATTATCTTTAGTTTTCAATCCAGCAATCTGACGAGCAGTTATCTTACTAATAGAAGATTTACCTACCTCAAAAGCAGGCTCATCATCCTGTTCAACTACTTCCTTTTTATCCTCTACACTTACAGTAGCATCAATACTATCAACGACAATATTAAAACCTTCCTGTATCTTATTTGCTTGAAGCCATTCTAAAAACTTTAAATCAAAAGGACCACCATACTTATCCTTATACACTTCATAAACATCTTCAAGTTTAATAAACATACCGGGAGACATATTACGCTTAAAAATATGCTTAAACCTACCAGTATTGTTAACTACTTTACCGCTAATAACTTCCATTAAATCCTCCAAATCATCGTATTACAACTTTGACTTTAAACTTCATTCTTGGTTTATTATCACATTTACCAGAACCACAATATTTGCGCCGCGTATCTGAAGTAGTAAATGATTTACCACATACTACACATTGTTTTTCTATTAACTCAACATTCTCTAAATACCTACTCTTATCATAAGTAATCTTCCACTCGTGCTTACATTCTTCTGAACCACAAAGTTTCTGATTATTCGATTTAACTTTAAACTCTTTACCACATATTACACATTTTTTTATCGGCGGGGGCATAAAAAAGTACTCCACTTATACTCTTTAAGTATAAAGTAATACTAACTTACTGTAAATGAAAACTTTAAAACTACCATAAAATAGTTTTCACAGTTTCAAAACATATGTTCGATGACCACAATCCCATATTCTATCATATCCTTGTTCCTCTCTTAACTCCCATTCAGTTTTACCAGTTAACCTTTCTTCCTCTGTTTTACATAAACCTTGATTTCTAAATCGTTCTTCTCCTCTAACGTAATGGGGCGTATAACGAGTAAAATGCGATAACTCAAATCCTAAACTTTCATAAACTGGTTTAGCATAGTTAGCATACCGCATATCACAATAAGACTTAATATGAGTATAACCATTTTCTATGGCGTACTCCTTAACAACTTTGAACAGCTTACTTGCTCCCCCAACTACTGAAACATTAGGAAGATTAGCAAATCGTTTCAACTCTAAAAACTTACCTCCCTTACCCGTGTGCGCGCGTGAAAGATTACCCACAGTAATAACCTGTACCAGTTCGCCCTCGTAGAACAACCCCCAACGTTTGTTAGAGTTGCTCTTACCCTGAAGGTGGTACTTACTCAAAAAATCGTTCGCGGCGGCAAAAGAAAGTTCACCCACTTTACATTTTCTAGCAAATATCCTTCTCTCACTCATATTTAAAGCGTTCTTTATTCTACTTTCTACTACGTCTCTTCTGTTCACCCACTCATCTTCAAAAATAGTGATTAAACGTATACCCGCTTCCGCACACGAAATCATTTTATCGTAGTGGTAGGATTTAGGCTTCTCCCCTGTTTTTTCACAGTGCCAATAAAAGCCACAATACTCTATTGCTACGTTCTTGGATGGAACGTAAACATCAAGTTCTTTAGGTTTGATCATTACTCTATCATTAGGTGCTACTTCGACACCGAGACTTTCTACAAAGGAACAAACCTCAATCTCTGGTTTAGAACGTGAAGGATGACATTTACCGCAACGTTTACCACGCTTAAATCCAGAAAATCTAATACTAATCTCATGTCCGTTTGGACATACACAATCTGTAAGTTTATCTACACCATCAAAATAATCTTGGTTTAATATATACCCATAAGTAGAAAGGTACTCCCTTACATACTGTATGTCCAGCTTTTGGTTTTCTTTAAAGCAAATACCACATCTATTACCCAAAGACTTAAATAAGTTATACCTTATACTAGTATGATGCCCTTTAGGACATACACACCTGATAGGCTCGTCAGAGTTTATATAATAATCCTGCTCAACAACATATCCCTCTTCTAAAAACGTTTTTTTAACTTCCTCTAACTTAAGTTTTTGACTTTCATTATAGCAAACTTTACACATACTACCATGCTTTAACTTATCAAAACACATAGTTGTTTTATGACCGTTAGGACATATACACTGTATCTGATCCCTAACAGTATCACAATAGTCTTGTAGTAAAGAAAATCCTCTTACCTCAAACTCGTGTTTAACTGTATTAAAATCTGGTTTTTTATCTAGTAATCTACAAACATCACAACCATTACCACTTACAATATTACTATAACTAATATTAACAACATGTCCAAAAGAACATTCACATCTAAGAGGAGACTTATAGTTTAAATACTCACTACTTAAAAGTATAAACCCATTTTTACTACAAACTTCTCTTACTTCCTCTATAGTTTTTTTAGCGTTACCACTACATTTAGAGCATCTACAACCAGACTTAAAGTTTGAATAACTTGTATAGTACTCATGTTCTGAAGGACAAATAACCCTTATTTTTGATTTACCATTAACATATGTAGACATATCTGCTAAATAACCAAAGGAACTAAAGTATTCTTTAGTTATAGCACTTTTATCTACTTTAGGATTTAATGCTCTTTCTCTTTCTCTAAACTTAGCTAAGCAATAATGCTTTAACCCTAACTCACACTCCTCAGAGTAGCATACTGTTCTTCTTGTGTTTTTAGCTTCAAACTCCCTACCACATGAAGAACACACTTTTATAACAACACCCCTATCTTTTTTGTACCTAACCTTATCTCTTGTCTTTCTATAAGATCTTTTACAATCTATGTTTTCACATAATATCTGAGATGCCGACGTTGGCGTAAAAGTACAACCACAAATAACACAAACTTTGGGATCAAACTTTTTAGGCATAAAAAAATCCTCCTTATATACTATGTATAAAGGAGGATCATTATTTTGTAAAGTTAGAAAGACGTATTTCTATTTTCTTGAAAACGAAAATAAGTAAATAAAAACTTGTGCTAGTTTCCAGCATTCTGGATAACTAGCTGAAATCTATCTAGATTGTACGGTCAACGATCCCAATACACATCATCCGACTATCTAAGCATGCAAACCCAATCTTTTCCCAGGCATATATGCCTTGCTTTTGTTTACGATGGAGAGCTGGGTCATCAAACACTTCAAACTCACCCTTAGTAGGCATAACCAAGCTATCATTTGCTGACATGTCAAACCCCCACACCTGTTCCTCACCCACAGTAGTTACGATGCCATTAGCATCCACTATGTTGGGATTAGTCAGAGTGTAATCGTTATAAGTATCGTCAGCAGCAGCCTTGAAGATACCGTATGACGAAGTGGAGTCGTTAATGTTAAACTTACCAGCGGTACCAAGATGCGGCAGTACATGGAACTGAACACCCCAAATACTACCCATACCAGCAGCCTGGAAGACCTCTCTACGAGTCACTGGGTCCAAGTCGGTTTCCGTCCATTCTCGAATATCCCCAGCACATTCCGGTGAAATCCATAAGTCGGTAAGTGTGCGGCCGTTACGCTGCATACCAACCATCATCATGTTTACTAGTTCTTTAGAAAGGTAACCAGCACCAGCGGAAGCAGCAGGTACCTCATAAATAGAAGCATTACGTGCTTTGAGTAAACCAGAAGCAGCAAAATTGGTAGTAACAGCAGGAGCTAGAACTCTCCAACCGCACTCTTCCTCATACTCAGAAATAGCTTGCGCTACTTTCTTAGCAGCTCTTGCTGCGATGTCGATACGACCTTCGAGTGCGTAATCTAGTTTCCAGTCTGCCGAATCAGCAATACGGAAAGTAGGTACGTACACGTCCTCGCCGACACCCTCAACGAAGTTCTGTGCAACATATCCAAGACCGGGAAGTACCCAAACCGGTACTTCAAAGTCGTCAGCTACAGGATAAACAGCCTGAGCACCCATAGGGATGGGATCTACGGAGAACAGCTCACGCACTACCGACTGTAGTTTAATCTCCTGTAGGATTGGGGTTTTAATAGCAGCACAGAACTCCATATAGCGGGTTTTGCGCTCTGTTTCATCATTAGATGCCGTAGCTTTGAAGAGCTCGACAAGATCCTTGAAATCAATACTCATGTTTATTTCCTCCTATTTCCTTCTTTATTTAAACAAGAGCCTTAATTAAAAGCATCTTGCCAGCAGCAGCTTCAGCTGTAGTAAGTGTATTAAGGGCAATAGCAACTACGGTAGACGTAGATGCTTCATCAGTATCAGCAAGCAGTCCATTGTCATTACAATACAGCGAAGTACCATAAGCAATACCATCATCGCCTACATCATGATACTGGTCAGTCTCATAAATGGCACCATTACCGCAAGCAACACCAACTGGGTCTCCTACAAAAGCATCCGAAGAACCGAGATCACCACGCATTAGAAAGCTAGAAGGAAGCTCAGTATAAGCAGCCTTCACCTTCTGCATTAGGAAACCAACAGGAGTCTGACTAGCGGCTGTTGATACCACGTCTACGGTTCTGTCTCCAACCATGTATACCAGTTTCCCAGCAGCAATGGGTGTAGTCTCTGCCGTAGAGGCATTAAAAATAAGATAAGGATTTTCAACTAGTGGAACACGAACTGTAAAAGTCATTTTGTATACCTCCGATTATTTACTATTTAGGCGCTCTTTTTTTGCGCTCGTCCATATATTTACTAAATGCATCACCTATATCTTTTACTCTATCTACAGTACTATTAGTTGATACAGGTACTACAACACTTGCGGTTTCTACATGTACATCTGCTGGAGGAGTAGTAACTTCATCTACTACACTTTCAGTATTTTCTTCAGTGGCCGCCGAAGCAATTTCTACGTTCTTAATAAGGTCTTCACGAAGTGCTACAAGCTCATCACGATAAGAAGCAAACTCTTCATCGGTCATCTTCTTTACAACGTTCTTCTGATTATCAAGAGCACTACCTGTACGAATAACCTTAAGTGAACTTAGCTCTACAACTCTGGTATCCAGTCTTTTATTCTCTTCGATTTCTCTAAGAGTATTCTCGATATCAGAAAGACGAGCAGCTACTGAATCCTTCTCACTGTTAGCGGTCTCAAGAGCAGTCTTAAGACTCGAAACCTCTGCAGTGAGTGCGTCTTTCTCACTCTTAAGAGCCTCAAGAGCAGTAGCATCCTCTACTGCCTTTTTCTCCGACTCAGTAAGACGAGTAATCATGTCATTAAGTGTAGCTTCAGCGGATTTAAGTGTATCTTCAATATCCTTACCAATACCAGCAAAATCCTTCTGAGCAAGCATATCTGTCACAACTCTTTGAATCTCTTCTTTAAGCTTCTCTACGTCCATAGTTAACCTCCTCTTAGTGTGCTACGGGGGATTTGTTAACTACTACGAAGTAGAAGTTCTGACTGGCGTCACCGTAGAAGGTGACGGTTCCGTCAGTAGTCTGTACAGCAACGGGAGCGGTACCAGCAGACGATTTATCGTAAGTAGCCACAACAACTGAGTTAGTTCGGAACTGAGTTCCGGATACGGTCAAATGTCCGTCTCCGAGCAGTGTACCGGAAGCAGCGTAAACAGCAGCTGAAGTCTGACCTGAAATCTTATCAAGCCCGAACAGCGTGCCGTCTTCCTTGACGTACACCCTTCTTTTCTTCGGTATAAGGGTCATTTAGTTTCCTCCATTGTCCTCTTCTTTTTCGAGAAGAGGGAGAATATTATCAACAAATAGTTGTTCGCATTCTTCCCACAAAAGTTTATCAGCGGGAGAAAAGTTAGACTTCTCTTTGGTTAATACAGAACGATGTTTTTCAAGATGAGCAGCGGCACGCTTTCTTAAAGCCTCGTCGCTCTCTTTCTTTAATACACTTTTTATCTGATTAACTCTTGCCAGCGCATTTCGCAGAGCGCTTCTATCTTATGTTTTTACTGACTATACCTTAAAAAGGTGGGCAAGAAAGATGGATAGATTTGTATAACGAAAATATACTTTCTTTCTCTATGAATAAGAAAGGTATAACTTGTTGTAAATACTCTATTAAACTTTTTTTATTTTCTGTCTCTATTACGCAAAAACTTTTGCTTATTTCATCATCAGCGATATGTTGTTTTTTAATAGAATATTTTATATTTTCTTGTTTACAACTTAATGATATATCAAACCTATTCTTATTTCCTTCTATAAAACCTGCTGTCCACTCTGGTTCTGGGGGGCTTGAAAAAGTTATATCGTTAATATTATGCGCACCACTTATAAAAAGTTTTACTACTTCGTCATGTATTTCAACTGCTTGCGGTTTATTCTTATTCTTATCTGAACCAAAAATAATGTTACAAGACTTTAACATTAAGTCTAAACACATAGGATTTAACGTTGTATATAAACTTATTCTTGAACAAAAATCAGCAATACATTCTTTTTTATCCACAATCCAATATCTATCTTTTATTAATCCATAACCAAAGTAAGATTTAACTTTTCTTAATAAAAGTATATTATCGTTATTTATTATAATCGACCTATAAATATTTTTATTTTTTGGCCGCCCGAAATAAAATAACTTAACATCACCGCAAGCATCAAACAAACCAGCATAATATTTTAACAACATACCTTAATCCTTGTTATCTTGCCAGATTTATATTACTGGATTATCAAGTTACCAGTCGATACAGTTAGTTATATTACTATAACTTCACCACGGTATAAAGAACATTAACTCGTCTACCGTTTTGACCCAGTTTATACACTACCGATTTAATAGTGTGGTAAATCTACCGAAGAGTTCTCTGTAGCTGACTTAACACTTTTGTTGTGGTGGGGTAAATGTTTCGAGCCTTTGTTCATACCTTCCTTATATCCCTTTTCTACCACAGCAAAAGCAGCATTAGGAAGATCATTAACGTATCTTGTGTCCCAATCTTTAGCTACTTCTTTACTCCTCAAACTATCTAAAACTTTATTTGCCTCCTCAACTTTATTAGCTACCGCCTGTACCAAATCTTTTAATACTACCATTACTCCTCCTTTACTCTATTTTTTAGACGCCTCCTCTATTACCTTCTTTAGAGAAGAAACTACTTTAGTAATACCAGCCTTTTTTCTATTCTCTTGAAGTTTCTCATAATAGTTAGTTACAGTTTCAGTAGTTGTTCTATCAAGCACGAGTCTAAAACAATCGGGATGTACAGCGCAACCACCGGGAACAGGACAACCAGCATCAAACAAAGAACACCAGTTTTCATGTAACAAAACAGCGTCAGGACCTGGATTATCACCGCCACCAGCAGTAGCAGGAATAGGCAAAGACTCAATCTGTGGAACCAACCCGGGTGTTTTATCCACATTTGAAGGAACACCAGGATTATCTACGGAAGATGTATAAATGAACCTTTTAAAGTTTACACACATCTCAGGAGTTGATAACGGATTACCATCAACATTACCTGTTCCAGCTGCTTCTTTATTAGCCTCGGCATCCATTACATCACTTACCACATCGTCTTTATTCTTTTTCTTCATTTTTATTATATCCGTTGGCATAACAGTTTTAAGAACTGTGCCGTCTTTTAAAGTTATAGTATGGTAATGCATTCCACCATATGAAGTACCACCATTAGTACCTATATCTTCTGGGCAACAAACATCACCAGGACCTCTAACCACTTCATTCTCATCATGAGGTATAGAAGGCTTATCTGATAAACTTTCAATATCATGCTTATGTGAAGGAGCAGATTCAGACGTTTCTATAGCATAAGCTACCACCTCTTCACCATTAGTACCATCAACATAAACAACATGCTTATGAGAAGTATCAGGCCCAATCTTACCATTACTTATAGAATGTCTATGTGCCCCATCACTGTTAAAATAAATAGAACAGTTTTCAGGCATAGAGTCAGACATAACCATATGATAATGATTACCACCCATAAATGTTTCTGTAGCATCTATATCAAAACTATGTGAATGTGGTCCGCCATAAGCGGCACTAACTTCTTTATTACCTACCTTTATAGCCGCTTTTTTATCTGGTTTACTGCTATAAATAGTTATAGCCTCTTTCTCTTGTTTACTCTTCATATAACTATCTACCTTGTTTAAATCTAATATAAAGTTATTATTTCTTGTAGCTGTTTCTAATATTACAGACTCTGGATTAGCTGGATTATCTACTAAACCACAACCAGCAAATAACATACTTCTTAATACTTTACCTACCCTATGCTCTCCCAGATTTCTCTTTATATCAACTATTTTAATAGTGTTGTTAATAACTTCTACCAGTCCTAACTTTTGTGCTTCCTCCTTTGGTATTAATATATCGTTAACAATAATATCAAAATCTCTAAAATAACATTCCATAGAAACTTTATATTCGCCGGCTTCTATTTTTTCTACTACTTCTGGAAATCTTGCTTTATAAACTGTAGAAGCAGTAACTATATCCATACTCATTTTATCTACACCAGAACCTACTTTACTAAATAGATTATCTGGATTAAAAAACGAACCATCTTTAAAAGCAAAAGCAAACGAGTTAAGATGTCCAACTATTTTGGACTCTTCGTGCTCTATATCAAGTGGTTTGCTGGAAATAGTATTTTTAGCTGTTATTAACTCAGAAGGAAGGAAATAAGCAGAGTTAAGATTAAAACCAGAAGACACAAACACAGACGTAAAATAACCCAAATCTGGTTGTCTACTTCCTTCTGGAGGAATGCCTAAAAACTCGGCCTTTTCTATAGGAAGTTCACTGGCTTTTTCTATATTGCTATAAATACTATATTTTTCTAACCCAGAAAGGTCAAGTTTTGCCATTTTCTTTTACTGCTCCTCTACTTTATTTATTAATGCGTGTGCTATTATATCATTTAACTCTTCAAGTTCTTCCACAGAAAGTTGGTTTAAAGAGTCTACTATATTTGATTGCTCAAACTGACTTTTAACTTTATTATCTTTTGTTTTATCTTTAGGAGCTGGTTTTTTTGCTGGTTTATTCTTAGGTCTTCCTTCTGAAGGAGTACCCTTAGGAGTTTTTTGAGTTTGCTGAACATTTTCTGGTGTAGCAGGTGAGGAAAGAAACGGTGATGCTTTAGGATTGTATGGTGAACCAATAACCCCAAGAGTACCATCAAGCACCTTATCACGCTCATACTCAAGTTCAGAAATAAGGGTACCAAAATCAAACCCAAGCATTTCATGACCTGTCTTGTAAGATATAATACGTCTATCAATAAGCCCCTGAATAACGTTCATCATTAACAACTCGTCTTTCAGGATCATATTATCAAAACGTATCTTAGGGAACCTATCAAACCCCATACCCTCTGCTACGTCACGATACTCCGCATACAACCAACGAGCTACTTCTCTTCTCGCGTAGTATATCTCTTCTACTAATGCTTTAACCGCCAAATCAGCAGAAGCAGGAGTAGCACCACCAACACCGTCTACAAGCGCCCTAATAACACCCAAAGCACCTGTTATATCTTCATTGGCCTGCGCATACTTCTCTTGTCCTAAAACATCTCCTACATCTTGTGGTGATATTCTCTGAACTTTTAATGTATGGTCCCAAACAACATTGAATGCTTTGGACGGTGTATTAAATAGTTCAGCTACATTCTCCAGTTGAGTAGAAGATTTAACTGGAAGAAGATCATTACCTATTGTTATTACCAACATGTAGTTAATAATACCATCTAATGTACTATAATCTGACTCTCTTAACTTTCTTTTATACTCCAAACTCTCAAATGCTCTAACACCAAAGGGAAGCGGGTACAACTCATATGGTTGTCTTCTATAATCTACAGAACCTACTCTATATGGATCCAAAAGTAAGTCTTTACCATCTATAGCAGCTCTTTTAAACTCCGGCGGTAAGCTTTTAAGAATAAGTTTTTGATGCTCAGTCAGGTCAGCTTGGTTGGTTTCAAGAATCTTCTTTAGGTCTTTAAAAGCCGCCGACTTTAATATAACCAACTGTTGATCTATAAGTATTGAGCTTTTATCTATCTCTATTTGGGTGGGGTTAAGTATAGTATATTTTACAGGAATATTAGTTTTAGACCATTTTATTTTTTTAGCCGCAAACTCTTTTGAAGAAGTATCAACATTTAACTTCTTAACTTTTTGACCGGGTATAGGAGAAATGTAGTTAATCTTTGGTTCGTACTTTCCTATTACTTTATACGTTCTAACTAAACCACTCCTAAAAAACTCTAAAAGCATTTGTTCAACTACTTTATCCAAACCTACATCAGCACCCCAGTTATCATAAAAGTTTCTAATATCGTTATCATCTATATCGTTCTTAAATCCTTTAGAAGCAAAGTTAGTCATCATATTGATTACCGTTCCGTAGATGTCATCCCTACGGTAGTAATCCATTGAGCGTTGGTATAACTCTTGAGGTGAAGCATTAAGAATAGAAGGTTTAGTCATCATATCAAGATAACCCTCACCTATCTTATCTCTTGTTATAGTTGACGCACTTTCATACCGCCTGTTCATCCTTAAAGACTTAGTATCCCAAACAGGTAAATCATCATATGATTGATTACTTGTGGACTTTACGATATCCTCTATAACATCCTTAGTTCCACCCATAACTATAGAGTAGCTACCATCTTTATTGTCTACTACGTCATGAATGTTAACATTCTTATATTTAGCAGTAAGCTGATTTTTAAACTGATTAATATCTATTTTATCGCTCATTTTTTTTTACCGCCGGGGAAAAAAGTTAGTAGCATTTGATATAGATGGCATAAGTACACTTCTTCTTGGTATAATCAAACCACAGTTATTTACTATATTAGTATCATCTTCTTTTTTATTATTAACTATACTATACAAACCGGAGGCAGCCAAAATAAAAGCAGAGTACAAGTCCTTTTTTCTCTTACCTTTACCTGTTGCTGGTATATCAAAATGTGCTACACCACTTTTAGTTTCAGTAGCAACTATAGATATAGTTTGTTTAATCATTAGTTTAATATCTTCATAAATCTTCTCTTTTTTCTCATCAAAGTCAACTGGTTGTTTTGGAAACTTAAGTATACCTTGTTCAAGTATATTCAAACTGTTATAGTTTATTTCAGCAATACTATTTGGATTAGGATCAAACATCTTAACCAGTTTTCTACCGGTTGAGTTTTTATACTCCTCATCTTCCATATCCACAATAATACGTTTACCAAAAAACTGCTCGTTTGCTAATAAATCTTTTATAGCAACACCACCACCACCAGAGCCAGCATCCATTTTTATCAAAACAGGATCAAACTTATCACACAAATCAAAGATAAACTGAGACATTTGTGGAAACTTATTATTAGTGGATTGATATGCTGCTACTATTATTGATGGGTTTCCAATCTCTATAACAACAGTAGCAAAGGCATCTGAAGAACGAGCAGGGTCAACTCCTATTACATATTTTTTTCCTGCTTCTCCGTGTAAAGATACTGTTCTATCTTTTGAGGTTGACTGCTCTACTAAAGACGCTTTAAAAACACCATCACTATCAGATTGCCAAATACCCCTGTACTCCATGTCAAACTCAGATTTACTCATACTTATCTTAGCTTCTTCAATATTATCTAAGTCTAAGAAACCCTCTGGCATATCCTCGTATGACACACAATGAGTAGCATACTTGTTAGATCCTTTTTCTATCTCGTTCTCATATGATTTAATACGTTCGTACATATGATTAAACTGATAATAAGCAGATGATGTACATATTATTTTATTTGATGAGGTGCCACTTTTTTCATCATCAAACTCATCTTCAGAAATGTATCCTTTTTCTAACTGCTCTTTTAAATATTTTATTTTTTTAACGTTCTCCATAGGCGAACTTGTAGTAGCACCCATGGGACGTATAACCATATCAAAAATCTCTTTTGGTATTTGAGCAAACTCGTCAGCTAAAATACAATGTCCACGAAGACCTCTTATCTTAGCACCGTCGTTTCCAAGTGGATAAGCTTCAACAGAAGAACCTGGTTTATCCCCCACCCCTCTAAAAGTAAGATAACATCTATCAGAACTTATTATAGGTCTCTTATCACATGCTTCTCTAAGAATAGGAGAGTTAGTATATCTTTTATCAACCTCTTCAAAAATCATCTTTGAGTTATGACTTATAAAACCATTAGAGAAGTACTTCTCTTTCTCATCTACTGTAAAATCATATGTTTCTTCAAAATCATATGAAACTTCTGAAACCTCGTTTAATATAAATCTTTGCTCTATTTTATTTTCTAATATACAGTGATTTAAAATATTATCAAAAGCTCTAATACTTATTTCATCATCCACAACCAAATCATTATCATCTATTCTTGTAATAACATTTAAGTCTAATAAAGTTATTTGAAACTTAAAAATATTTTTTAAAGCATTATCATCTAAAAATCTAAATCTTAAATCATTATTACTATTACTTATAACTTTACCACTATAAAAATCTTTATATAGTTCGTCTAACGTATTACAAGATGAATAACACCCAGCGACTACAGGAACACTATCCCCTGTACTTATTTTATCTAATGTAATATATGAACCATCCAGTAATAAAACCATATGATCTAACGCACCACCTAAAGTATACCCTCTTCTTGTTTTAATCCTTTTGACATTTGTTTTAGGGTTTATGTAAAATCCTAAACACTTAAACATTCCTTCATCACTACATAAATAATCTGGCTTGCTTACAAGTTCAGAAACTTTTTTAAATCCTTTATTTGTAATAACCCAAGTATCACCAACAACGCACTGACGAAACGAAGGACTCATCAATAGAACTTTAACACCCGCATTTAGCATAGCATACAAAGTAGAAATAACGGACAGCAAGGCCGTTTTCCCTCCTCCACGTCCAGCAGTTACAAGAACGTATGGTTTAAACCACATATCCTCAAATAGCACTCTTTGTGGTGCTGGCATTTCAAACCCTAATAAATCTTCAGCCGCTATAACAGGATGCTGCTTATAAAACTCTAATAACTCAAAAGCTTTGTCTCCAAAGTCTTTGAGTTTATTATTTGCTATTGTCAAAAACTACTCCGTACCTTCTCTTTTAGATTTCTTATCTAAATATTCTTTATTCTCTTTTTCCAGGTCATCAATACGTTTTTTAAAGTCTTGCTTCATCTTTTCATCATAAGCAAACACTATATCCGCTATAGAAAAGTTCTGCTTATTTTTAGGATCTATTCTGTCTACTCGTCTATTTGAAAGATTACCCTTAATAGTAGTAGAATGTTTTCTAAGTTTTTCTATAGTAGCTGATATGTCTAATAAACCTCTTGGGTCAGCATTACCTTTTTCATCCGCTTTATTAACCGCAATGAGAAGGCGTTCTTCTAATACTGTATTTTTAACTAAACTAATAACATCCTCAATATCAGAAGCTGACAACTCGTCGAAATCGAAACCAACGAGATATGAGTTAATCATATTATAAAATGACTTTTCTTCTCTATTATTTCTAAAAATATTTTTACTTGGAAGAAAAATCTTAAAGTTATCTTTACTTACACCTACTGGAAGTTTAATATAATCAAAAGGATCTATAGCTTCTCTTTTTTCTTGCGAAACTGGTTTTTGTACCTCTTGATTAACTTCCTCTTTCCTAACTCTTTTAACTGTATTAACTCTTACTTGTGGAGGTGGATCTTCCTTCACTTCTACTTCTTGTGGAGGAGGACCACCTGACCAAGCTGTATTAGCTATGGCAGTAAGAATACTTACACCAAGTTTACTATCTATTCCTATGTTTTCTTCTACAGGAACTATTTTCTTTTTTCTTCCCAAAACTATTTTCCTATAATCTCTATATCATCAGCTGAAAATGAAGCATCTGTTTCTCTACCAAACAGTTCTACCTTTATTGTCAGCTTATTACCGTTTATAGCAATAACAGTACCTTTAAAACCCTTCATAGGACCAGCCATTACTTCTACTTTGTCGTCCAAGTTAACACTCTTATCAATCACGTTCCAGCTCTCTTTTTCTCTCATAACATCAACTTCACTATCTTTTATAGTGCCCACATAGTTATGAATAAAATCATTAGCTTTGATCTTTTGATGAACTATGTTTCCTTCATCAGCATATCTTAAAAATACGTACCCGGAGTAAAGTGGAAATCTTTTCTTATAAAGCCTAGTACCAACTTTCTTCTCTTTCAGTACGGTTGGAAAAAACACTTCCTTAACCTCTGGAACCTCAGTATCCAGGTAATGCTTAACCAGATCAAACTTGCCATTACGAACAACCCAAATATTCCATTTCTCTGTGCCCATGAGTGTTAATCCTTTTTTGGTGGTTTGGTACGACTTAACTTTTTACAGTTATCACAAATAACCATCACCGTATCTTCTGTAATAAATATGTCTTTTCCACACTCTGGACAAACAAAATAAACATTATTTGCTTTACTCTTTTTAAGTTTTGAAAACTTAAACGGTAAATCTTTATTATTATCTAAATACTTGCTGTCTCTATGTATTCTTTCTTTATAAGCTTTTGTACCCATTGCAGCGGCGTTGGGTGCTTCTCTTGTAATACTTTCTGACATTTTTTAAAACTCCTACTCTACATTTTTGATAACAAATCGCTTTTACTTATTGCTGGTTTAACTACATTGGGATTTAATCCTCTATCTGTAGTTATATCGTAACCTTCTTGAAACTGATTCACACGAACGTGCCTATTTTCATCAGGACCTCTCCAAGGATTATCTAAGTCGGCAACAATAGTTGGTACTGGGTATTTTCTTATTGGTTTTCTTACAAAGATATCACCACCTGCTGGCATTGCTTTCACCTTTGAATAGAAAACATCATACTATCTATTTGGCTATATAAACCTTTTAAACTACCGTTATTGTTTAAAATATAATCCCAGTTTTTAAAGTCATCCATCGATACCTCTGATTGATGACCTGTTTTACCACCAACCATTTCTACATCCCTTGTAAGACGTACTAAAAAACCATTAAAATCTTTTACTAAATAAGCCTCGTTTAAAAACCGTATATCACTTATAACAATATCTTTTCCTGACGAAAACTTATTTTTTACTATATCAGAATGATACGAACTACAAACAAATCTTATTATATCTGTTCCAACAAACTGGAGTATCTCACGCGGTGTATTAAGAACCTTCCCAACAAATAAATCATAATCACTAAAATAAACTAAATGAGTTCTTCTCATCCAATCTATAATACCATCTATATGAAACTTATCAACTATTACAGGATCACTAAATCTCTTACATTTAAAATCTTGCTCACTTACTTCTCTAAAACTTAAGGAAAAAACATCCATAACCATTAGTTTTAAGTTATAAGCAAAACCAACTTTCTCATCAAAATGATAATGGGATATTAAATAATCAGCAGTAGTATCTTTTCCAGAGAGTGCTTTACCTGATAAACCGATTATCATCCCAACCTCCCCAAATGCTCGAGAGTGTTTTTAAAAAGAACAGGACCACCAAATACATTTTGCGCGGGCGGCGGAGATGTAGATAACTCATCCGGAGCGAGCGACATAGCTAAATAATACTTTGCGCAAGCAAGATTGTTAACTACTCTCACAGAACAAGTTTTATAAAAATGCTCGTCGCATAAACAGATATTATTTTCACTGTCAACAAATGCTATTTTAATTAAAACTTTAGATTCCATAAAAATGCTCCTCTATCACCTGCTATTGATAAGATGTTTTTGATACAGATGTGAAGATTCAGTAGCCCTATCAATGATTTATCAAAAAGAATCTATAGTCCTAACCTGATCCTATAGGTTAGGACACGCGCGCGCTACGCGGGCGCGTTGAGGAATAATGCATTGTATCTTATACCGGTTACTACCGCAGTAGTTACCGGTAACAAATGCATTCCTAGTTACCGGTAACTAGCGCTGTATTACTTCGTAATACAGCGCAATAAGTCTTATAATACATAAAACTAATACATTCTTAAGAGGGCTATATAGTCTTGGATATTGGTATAGACTACAGGTATAGATTATGTCTATAAGTACATTTTTATGGGTGAAAGAGCAAAATGTATTATATGCCTTAAACGCGTCTAAACAGGCCGTAGGAGGGTTTCTATATTGGTTGGTACAAGTACGTAGGCTCGGATACAAAAACAGCCAGAAGGACCGTTTCTGGCTGTTTAAAGGCATTCTTGTGCTGCTGCGCTCCGCACATGTGCGGGAACAGCAGCTGTTAGTTACTAGTCGCCGCTTACAGGACCAGTAGAGCGTACTTTGGTGGAGAACTTACCAGTGCCTGCACCTTCACCAGCCGGGTTACCACGCATAACCTCAGTCTTGATTCCAGATATAGTCACTTTGGTAGCTACACCATTCTTCATCATAACGAAAGATGTGCTCATAAAATACCTCCGATTTCAGTGGACCCACTTTACAAGTACAAACACCATTGTTTGTACTACCGGTTTAGTTAATCTTCAAACTTTAAGGGTTTAACGTTTCTTGCTTGCGGTACTGTACGTCCGTCTTTTTCAACCATTTCAATATCGTACTCTACAAGCTGATTTTTATTAAGAGTTTTATAACCCTCCATGTCGATGTACTTGTAGTGAACAAATATATCTTCACCGTTAGGACCGATTATAAAACCGTAACCCTGTTTACTGTTGAACCACTTTACTTTATTGCGCTGCGTCATAATAATAAACCTCCAGACAACATATTTAAATAATAAGCTGTTGATTTTACGCACTTATAGCGTAAAGCAAAACAGCTAGAATACTAAAAATACATTGTCATATATAAGTATATGATAATATTATATATATGTGAATACTATCTTTTGGAGTTATATATTAAGCTGGTGTTCCATCTAAAGATATGGAGGTAAGTATTCTGGGGAGTGAGTTAGTAACTATTATCGTATCTTCCACATGAGATGACATACAGTTATTTTTTGACTTGATAGAAAAACCGTCCGTGTCTAAAATAATACTATTACCTTTTTCCATTACAATAGGTTCTATAGCAAGAACCATACCATAAACAAGTTTCATACCCGTTTTTGGTACTCCGTAGTTAGGAATAAACGGATCTGTATGTGGTTCTAAACCCACACCATGACCACCAAGTTCTATAGGTGTTCTATATTTATTAAGTTCTATAACTCTTTGTATTGAATATGAAATATCACCTACTGTATTATTTTCGATACACGAACTAATACCAGCTTTTAAAGCTTCATAAGCAGTGGATACTAAATCAATCTGTTTTTTATTTCCACCAAAAAGATAAGTTCTCGCTGCATCAGTACAGTTGCCTTGAAATGATACACCCACATCTACTGTAACTATATCTCCTTTTTCCATCTTTCGATCACACGGTAGAGCATGTACTATTTGTTCATTGAAAGAGATACAACTGGCAAAGGGATAGTTGTGTAGTCCTCTAAAAGAAGGAGTAGATTGGTTAGATATCATAAACTTTTCCATCTCATCATTTATTTGAAGAGATGTAAATCCAGATTTTAACATTTGTCTTGAAATATTAAGGCAGGAAGCTAATATCTGACCACTTTTTACAAGGCGGGATAAACTTAGTATTTTTTCTTCGGCCATCTATTTAGGGTTCCAAGAAGTTATTATTTTATTATTCATAAGTTCTTGGTATTTCTTATCTACCTGCTCATTCAGATTTGTAAACTCTGATATTATTTTTTGATAATCTTTATGATGAACAAGTTCGTATAACATAACTAAAGCTTGAGTGGGAGAAAGTCTGTGAACTTCCTCATTGTTTACAACTGCTATTAGTTCATCTACCTGGATACGCTTAAAATCATCAGAAAATGATTTTAGTATACTATCGCCTAAATCTTTAGATTTTTTTCTATGTTCTACTTTACCGTTTACGTATTCTTTATATGTGATGTTAGCTTTTGTCTTAAGTAAAGATTGGTTATACACTTCCTTTTCATATTCAGCTAATGCTTCTTTACCCTCTTTAAAGGTATTGTTTTGCTGGTTTTCCTGACCAGGAAGAACAGGATTACCATATTTATCAACCTGTATATTTTTATTTTTTTCTGGACAACCTTTACATCCCATTTTATGCCTCTATAATAAAAACTTTGTTAGACGGTTTGATAACTACTGTATTTTTTTCTACCTTATTATCTATTAAAACTGTTATACCAAATAATGTTTTTATGGTCCCGTTGTTTTTTATTGGCGTAGTAGCATCTGAATACATAGTGCTATTTTCAAGAAACTTTTCTATATTAAGGAAGGTATCTAAATCCATAGAAAAACTTGTATTAGTGTTTTTCTTCTTTACGGATTGGGCAGATACTAAAATATCCATTAAAAGTTTCATTTTATCTTGACCGCTTTTTTTATCTTCTTTCATATCCACAACCTTTTTTAATGTAAACTTAGAAATACATTTCATACATTCAAATGTAGGATTAAGCATACACGATGTTTTAGAATAATCTTTTCCGTCGGTACAATAAAGATCATCTAAATACATTTTACCTTCAACTTTATATTCTAAAAGTTCTAACCAACACAAACCATTCTGACGCATATATAGTTCATGCGGGTTAACACCCATTCTATTATATTTATCATTGTCTATTGGTTTTTGATTTTCTGTCATTTGTATATATTAAATATTTGAAACAGTATAAATACTAAACTGTTTTCAGGTTTAGGAGTTGGTAAAATATTTACGAGTTTTGATAAAGCATTAGCTGCTTTACTGGCGTTATTAAAATCCTGTGCTTTCTCTAATAACGAACGGAACCAACCAGCAAGAGATATTCGTATTGCTTCTGGTTCAGATTTTATATTCTTATAAATGTTCATTACAGAAGACCAAGAAGTCTTACCATAGGTTATAGACTTACACAACTCTATAACTTCTGAAGTCTCTACTTCGTTAATACCAGTTAATGTTTTTAATATTAAATCTTTATTTTCTATTCCAATATTTACTACTTGTTGTAAAGATACAAGCGCATTTCGTGGTCTACCATAGGAATATTCTACTACAGTATCTGAAATGTCAGCAGGTAAAGTAATATCTTCAAATAGACAAACACTATCTACTAAGAACTTTATTTTATCCTTACTAAGTAAATCAAACTTGTATTGTTCACATCTATTACGAACGGTTTTTATTATTTTGTTTGGGTCAGTACTACAAATAAATATATAAGCACTATCACCCAGACTATCCATTATTTTAAGTAGGGCTTCTTGTGCTGGGGTTGTTAATCCGTGACCTTCATCAAGTATGAATACCTTATTAGAGTTGAATATGGATAAGGAAGATAAACAAGTTCTTAAATCTCTTATATCATCAATGCCACGTGCATCAGAAGCGTTTATTTCTTTAACATCAGGATTGCTACCATTCATAATAGATAAACAACTTGAGCATTCACAACACGGGTTTCCGTTGTTTTTATTAGTACAGTTAACAGCCATAGCAAATGTGTTTGCTAGTGTAGTTTTACCTGTACCACTTTCTCCGTATAGAAGAAAGCATTTTAATCCGCTCTTACTTAGTACTCTCTGTTTTAAACCATTAACAACAGCTTCCTGACCAAGTACATCATCAAATGTATACGGTCTATACTTACGAGTAAAATCACCTACACCTCGTGGAAGTACCATTTAGTTATGCTTTCTTTTTGGTTGGTTTTTCTTCAAGGAAGGATAAATCAAGTTTATTTTCATAAATGTGTCCTGATTGTTCGGCCCAAGACAAAAAACTTTTAACTACAACTTCTATAGTTAGGTTATCCAAAGAAGGGAATACATTTATCCCATCTTTGTATTTACTGTCGATATAATCATATTGAGCTTTTTGTAGAAAACTACTTGGCATCTTCATTTAAATTTTAACACTTCTCTCGACAATATCTAAATAACTTCCATTGAGAGGGAAGCATAGGTAGGTTACTATGCTGCTCTTTTCTTCCTTGTCCAAACCAAACGGCACCACAAAGAATAGATTATAATCACCGTTTTCATCATTACCAACATTGCTAAGGTACTTAAAACTGGACCACAGCTTAGCGGCTGGTACCTTTATTAAGTTTTCGGTTTTCTTTTCTTCCTCAATCTTCTTTACTTCTTCTTCCGCAAGTTCGTCTATAGCTTTCAGTATTTCCGCTTCTGTCATTGGTTTTTTAGGATACCCTTCACTATCTGTTCCTATCATCCTATCTACTATCTTTTTTAGGAAACTCATATGTTGTTCTCCTACTGTTTTCTTAGGTTCTTTTCTATAACGTGTCTTGGTGTCGTTCCTATTCCTACGTATACAATACCATCATTTTCTAAGAAAACGTAAGTAGGTAGCATACTGATATGATATTTACTTATTAACCCTACTTCATTACTATTTTCTACATTAATAATCTTTAAGTCATACTTGGAATGTTTACATACTTCTTCTATTATAGTTGCTACTGCTAAACAACTTGGGTAGTTAGGATTTATAAAGAGTAAACATTCTCTTCCAAGTACCATACTAAAACTCCGTATTATACAGCTTGTAATCCTCAACTGTTTTTTTCACGGCGGCTAAAAGATATTTGTTCTTCCCGTCTCGTTTTAGTTTACCATTATGGTAGAGAGTTTTAGAACGTCTTAGTACACCTTCTTTTATCTCTACTAAATAGTTGATCCAGTAGTATTCATCATCTGGATTAGCACTTATAACTCTTACTTCTAATACCTTCTGTGTCTTCATCTTAAAACTAACTCCTCTTTTTAGCCGCCCGAAAAGTTTTACTAGCGTTTCAAATACTCTTCATAATCAATATTATTAAGGTAGTTCATTTCTTTTTCAGTCATTCTATACCACAAGTAATCCATCTTGTCTAGTATTATATCCTCATCTTGTTCGGATAACGTATTATTCTCCCTACCTTCTAACAACAGCTTTGCTAACCTTTTATACTCTTCCATGGGTACCTCATATTTCTTATACTATCTAATAAGGCACGAATAAGCATATGTACACTGTTTAAAGCGTTGTTAGTGATTTTATCTTACCCACCAAATAGTTATTTATTTCTATATTTTTATAACTACCTTTGAACATGCTTTCGTTATTATTTCCAAAGTAACTTGTTGTTCTTTCTTTAAAATCAAACTCAATCTCTATCCATTGTAATTCTTTATACCACCCTAAACTAACTTTCTTGTCTCCTAAAAATATCAGTTCTGTATGTACTGTTTGGTTCTTAAAAATCCGGCGGCTAATAGAAAGTATTTTTATTAGTTCTTTGTAAGAAGAAAGGTTAAGGAAGAATAAACCAATAAGAATAGCCTTGACTAAAGTACACCATGATTTTTATTCCTTGTTTAATAATTATAAGGTTTAATAGTTCCTACAAAGTTTCAATCCATCCTCTTATAGAGCAAGTAGCTACAGCTGATGAATCTGTTGCTACAGCACTTATTTTTAAATCTACTCCAGCAGGAAACTTAGTAGGTGGGTCTAGTGTTCTATCTAATGACGCGTTGTAAAGAACTACTTCACTATAATCTTGAAAAAATCCTAGTTCTAAAACTGTTTTACTTCTATCATCAAATGTAGCTCTTGTATAAAAAGCTACTACTTTACTAACAGTAACAGCTGATGCTCCAAATGCTATTTGATTAATATACACTACTTTGCCATAAGGTACTGTGTATATTAGCTGAGAAGCTCTGTTCTTACCTATTCTTATACCGCTGTATTGAGTAGCACCATTCATTATTTTTATTTCGCCGGTTGGTTTTTTATTAGCCCCAACTTTGGTAACTCGCGTATAGTTTATTCTATAAATATCAGTAGCTATTTCAACCGGTGTAGTTCCATCTAAAGCAACTGTTTTAGATTTCTCAACAAAACCAGTAGTTAGGTAGTAAAGAGTTAATTCTTGTGCTCCAGCACCTCCTGTTTTATCATCCACATTGTCTGTGCTTTCCACAGTCATGGTGGTTGCACCGGTGGGCCATGTGTAAAGTCCGCTCAAGTATGGTGCTAAATCTACTTCTGTACCACCTACGGACGAGTGATATCCAATCTTGTAAAACGACGAATGATTATACACATCCCCTTTAGCTATTGAAGAAGTAAACGGATGAGAACAAGTACACAAGCATCCTCCGCTATCAGTTTTTACAGGTTTCTTACAATTACACGCATCGCATCCTTCAAGATTAACAGTTCCGCCCATTTTTTGTTCCCCCCCCCGATTTTCAAAATTTATACAACCACTCCCCATAAGTGGTATACCAAAGTAGGATGATGTTATCCTATTAATAATAAATAGTTAGTCATTGTGGACACCAAGGATAGAAAAAAAGACAAAGAGTTGTTTTAACCGCCGGAAAAATTTTAGTAACTGCAGTAACCTAACACGCAGCTGCGATTAAGCAGCTAAGTGGTTTTGAGGTTAAAAAATATTTTTATTTTGATAAACAAACATGTATGTTCGTGGAGGGGAAGATGAGGATTTAGAGGAGAGGAAGTGTGTAATTAGGCCCCTGGGTTTTTTCGGATCCGTTTGGTCCTATTCGTCGGTATACCCCCCTGCTGTCGCTCGTCAGCAGGCACACTCCGTCAACCGTCCTGTCCTGTCCTGTCCTGTCCTGTCCTGTCCTGTCCTGTCCTGTCCTGTCCTGTCCTGGTGAGCTTCCATGAGCTTGCACCACTTGAGGCACTTTGCCTCGCGTGGTATTTTGCCTCATTCTCTGTTTCCTTTGTGTTCTCATGCTGTTGCGGTAGCTTGTGGCATTGTGCCTCAACTACCCTACCCACAGTATGCTACTTTTTGCGTACCCATGACGCGAATGTCATACCACCAATCATCAATCATTTCGCTCACTTACCTCATTTTCCACGTTCTGCTATGACACGAATGTCGCGGTTTTATTGTTTATCCACTTAGTAGTTATTCAATCATTTCATGTACTTAACCACTTGGCACCTTGCGTGCAATAGCAACCCAGTGTCGGTTTGGTCGGTCGGTCGGAAGGGTTCTGCCTTCCCTTGAAAACAGAATAGCCGTAACGTCTTGAGTTAGTCCACTGTCTATCTTGCGCTTTGCGGAGGTAGTCAAGGCTACTCGTTGACTCGGGAACATGAGTTACCCTGTCAACTGGGCAATCCTTCAAGGGGTTGCCAATGGGTACAAGGGATTGTATCCATTGGTAACCTCTTGAAAAGGGAGAAACATGGAAACCCAGGAAATGGTTGACGTTTTCTGTAATGACGATGACAGCGAATCCGCGGTTATCCAGAACCTTGGAGGTTATGGATACGTGGAGGAGAGTCAGGAAGAAACCAAGGAAGAACGCATTGACCTTGCTGTCCTGGAAAGGGAAGCAAGGGAATACTTCAAGCGGTCCTGTCCTACCCAGGACGAAATCAATTCCGAAATGCACGTCAGCGAATACGAGCAATTGCAACCTTTCGAGGCCGGACCGTGGTTAGTCACGGTTCGCAAGTTCGATGGATACGACAAAGTAACCTCTCCTACCCTTGGAGTAGTATCTATTCCCTGTCTCGTGGACGAGCATGATGTTGGTTACGAGGGAACCATGGATACCCTCGACGATATGCCGTCGAATATGGAATGTGAACACTTGTCCTATGAGAATGGACAAGAGTATATCAGCGACTTGGAAAAAGCCGTTGATAACGCAATCGTTCACGAGGAAATCAAGGGAGCAACCTTCAAACGGATGGAACTTTACGGTAAGATGCTGCGTTGGGTTGATAAGGCAAGTGGTTCTGAAGTTGCCAGAAACGCTAATCGTTTCTGGGATAAGCTGAACAAGTCTCGTGCGATTTGTTCTGAAACGGGTAAGTGGTTCCAGGTAATTCTCACTAAGAAGCAAGTTGAAGTTATCAACTACTTAATCCGTAGTAAATGCGGATGGAAGGATAAGGGTTAGATTTTCTTCTGGCCCCCGCGTAAAAAACGGGGGCCATCGGAAAGGCTAACACTTCAACCGGAGGTCAAGCAAGATGGAACGTATCGTCAGGCATCCTAGCTTTTTCTTAGGGCAAGACACAACGGAAGGTTGTGAAAAGCCTTTCGTGGTAGTCGTTTCAACTGCCGCTGGTAGGACGGTCGAGACTATCCGTTTCCGCAGTCTCGAATCTGCTCGGTCACTGTTGACCGAGTACAATGACGGTCAACCGTGGGTTGCCACGGAGGAGAGGTAACATGGAAAAGAACGAGGGTATCTGTAAGGGTTGCGGGGACGTGGTTCCCACGGAGGACCTTGACGTTGACGGTTACTGCGGTGACTGTCACAAGGAACGTGCAGAGGATACGGATTACTACGGTCATCCGTAGTATTCTCACCGTATGCGAGTGACCCGTAAGTCACTTGTATACGTGAGAGTAACAACCCAAATGTCAGTCAACCGATAGGAGAGTCAAGATGATTACCTTCAATCTTCCCAAGGCTGTTTATGATACGTGTTTCGATACCCGTTACGATGGAGTAGACGAGTATTCGCGTATTATCTGCTCCCCCGACGTTTCGTTTGAGACTCGGTGCAAGGTAGATGAAACGTGTTTCTATCTTGCGTACGGTGATCCACGGGATGATGATGGAGAGTTTCTTTTCTAAAGGATTCTTTTACTTGGCCCCCGGTCAAAAATCGGGGGCCAACAAAAAGAACCTACAACCCACTAACTGAGATACTAAGGTATCTCGAAAGGAAAACGAAAATGAAAACCGTAACGTGCAGGTGCGGTCAGAGGGACATTGGTAACCAATGTGATTGCACCGGTTCCGACGTGACCATTTGGACGCGTTGGGAAGATGGTGTTACGACTTCTCGTACTCTTTCCGTGGAGTCTACCACGGAAAGAGAGGACCACTTGAATGGTGAACCTCTCCCCGGATTTCCCTTGTCCGAACCGCGCTGGTAAGTAACTACTCCCCACCTACCGGGAGTATAATCTTGGTAGGTTTTTTTCTGGCCGCGGAAGTAAAAAAGCCCGCAGATAGCAGGAAGTGTACGGACCGCGTATGTATACCAATCCAGGAAAAAGGCTAAAAAAATTCCTGACGTTTCGCCATTCTTATCCTCTATCAAACGTATTAGGAGAGAAACAATGGAAGGAGGGTAAGCTCTCACCGAAGACGGTGAGGCGCAACACATAAGATATGATAGCTCGCTAATCGCTCGCGTTTTCACACTGTTCTCGTCTATTAAGTGCTCAGTTACCTCTTCTCTTTTTCGCAGTTACGCTTCCCGGTTCTACGTAGCGGGGAACCGCTCACTTCGTTTGCGGGTGATTACAGGACGACTATAGGACGCGCATGTATCCCAATCCTACAATTTCGTTACCGGAACTTCTTCTCTTTACGCTCAATCGGCGCTCGCCTTACGAACGTGGTAGTGTTGTTGTTAAACTTTTGGATTCTCAACCATCTCAGGAGAAGAAGATGACCACCACCACACATCAGCGTCACTGCATCATCTGTGATAATAACCACCACGACACCGCAGATTGTGGACTCGACGACATCGGCGCCGACACCGTCAAGGCTCCGGATGTTGTGCGAACGAAGGAGCCTAACCTCCGCGTGCTGCTGATGCGAATTATCAGTGCTCGGTTTTGCTGTCCGTCGGATCTCGACGCCGCAATCGCAGATGCACGCAAAGAAATGCTGGGGTAGGTGCGCTCCTTTCGGTCACCCTTCCGGTCCTCCTCTGTGAAGAGGAGGATTCGGAAAAGAAAATACGAGGTCGCTTCGCTCCGTGATTTTATCTTTAGTTTCTATTAAGTGCTTAAATCGTAGAGACAAGTTAGCTACCTTATAGTGCTGTTGCCTAAGTTGTAATTCTTTCTATAGTTAGTTACGTTTTAGGAATCGCGGGGGGTAGAGAAGATTATCTCTATCTCGTACCGTATTGGAAGAGAAGAAACGTAATTGCAGGAAGAGTAGGGATGGTCTTATCTTACTCAATCCTGAAAGTAACTACTGGAAACTCTTTCTCTTTACACTCAATCGGCGTTGGCCTCTTCAAACGCCTGAGTGTTGTTGTCAAACTTGTGAAGGAGTTAACAAAAAATGTCACACAAGAAGCAGTACAACTTCAACCTTCTCTGCATCGCAATCTCTCTGTTTGCGATGTTCACTCTCATCGTGAGGCTGTAGGAGAAGCATGTACCAGAAGAAAATCAAATGGACAGTGGAGAAAAACCACAAAGAAACCATCTACATCCCACAGTGTGACGGCTGTCCCATCAATGCAGAAATTCGTGTAGAGAACGGAGCAAACACAGAAGCAACAAGACTCATGTTGATGGCATTCGAAACTGCCTACAACGTAGGATACGAAGACGGAGTAAACGACAGCTACACCGACTAACTCCTAACCGCACCCATAGCTCAGTTGGTAGAGCACCAGACTTTTAATCCGATGGTCGCGCGTTCAAGTCGCGCTGGGTGCATCTTGTTGAAACTTTTGGGTTTTACGCTCAGGCGGCGCTCGCCTCTCAGGAGAAAAAGCATGAACATCGTCATCATCAACGGACTCCTTACTCTAGTCACCAAAGACGCAAGCGGGGTTATCTATGGAAACCTCAACGTGTCTGGTCTCTAGGGTGACATTCCATTCACCTTCGCAACCAACGTGAAAGAGCTACCAGGATGTCACGGACCGCTCAAAACGGGAAACCAAGCTGTTCTTCACGGAACACTCGACCACGACCGCACCGGAATCCAGGTCATCGTTTCCTCATACGCCACCCTCTAAGGAGAACACCATGAAGCCCATGAAGACTCGTCACCCACTCGAACTCATCAACGACCGCGGTCGCTTCTTCATCGCTCGGTGGAGCGATGTCGTCGAGCAGAGAATCAAGCTCAGCGGCTTCTTCGAGACGCGCCTGGCTGCCGAGTGCGCTCTCAAGGTGTGGCTCGCGGCCGACCAGATGGAGAAGGAGATCGCGGAACGGAACTGAAAACATACCAGGAGGGACTAAAGTCCCTCCTGGTTCTGATAAGAAGAATGTAGCTCGCTTCGCTCGCGTTATTAAACTGCTGCGTTTCCTTCCATCAAACACACCTTGTTATCAGCGTAAACGTAGTAGTGATTTTGTTGAACTCGTGGGGGTAAATATGAAAGTATTCACAGGTCGAATCGATTATCGCGGCTCTGATGCACTCGATGTAAGTGTTAAGAGCGGTGATGCGTGCTTCGCTCCAACATGGGCGATGGTGATAGATTGGAAGAAAGGGAAAATCACAAACGCACAATACACGGAAATGTACTACGCACGTATGCGAGAGAGCTATCGCACAAACCGTTCGCGCTGGGAAGAAGTTCTCGCACTTCCAAGCGTAACGCTTCTCTGTTTCTGCAAGAAAGGAACATTCTGCCACAGGTACTTGCTCGCAGACATGCTAGTGAAGCTCGGAGCAGAAAGAGGAACGGAACGTTAATTGCTGATACCTACGTGTTAAATACTCGACACGTAATAGTGATTTTGTTGAACTTATGAAGGTCTTGGAGGTTCTGGCAAACGTGGGAGCCAGGTTGCCAGACAGCAGATACCTCCTAGTGGCTCCTAAGACGCGCTCCGGTGAGGTCCGAACGTTTCGGCCTCATCGGGGCGCGGTAGTTTTCTTGTTGAACTGATGTAGGTTTCACCAACAGCACGCAGCTAAGGCTGCACAGGAGAGCGTCATGAACTACAGCAAGGTGACTCTGGTCGGAAGGCTCGTGAAGGATCCCGTCCACACCGTCGGCAATCCCGAGAAGCAGGTGGACAACCGCACCTTCATGCAGGTGGCGGTCAACCGGTCGTCGGCGAAGGACAGCCCCTACGACGTGTTCAACGTCGTCCTCTGGGCGGCCCTCGCGGACATCGCGTTCAGGTTCTGCAAGAAGGGCAAGGAGGTGCTCATCGAGGGATGCCTCCGCACGAACAACAAGAAGGTCGTGGCGGCGGACGGCACGGTGTCGTGGAGCAACTACACCGAGGTCGTGGCCAAGGAGATCCAGCTCGGTCACGACGCGGGTCCTCGGGAGGAGAAGCAGGAGCCCGCGGAGAAGACGCCGGAGCAGCTGCTCCAGGAGGTCGCGCAGACGGCAGGCGTGAACCCGCAGGACATCGCCAACCTCATCGCTCGGGTCATCATCAGCCGACGGGCGCAGCAGGCGCAGGCGCCAGGTCAGCCGGAGGAGGGGAGCTACACCCCCGACGGTGACTTCCCGATGTAGAAGGACGTCATATCCCACCCAATCTAGGATTTCCAAGTCCCAGGTTGGGTGGGGTTTCTTCTCTTCACGCTCAAACGCCGCTTGGCTCAAAACCATCTTCCACAACTCTAACCTTAACATGTTGTTGTTGAACTTTTGTCGTTCGTGCCGGTTGAACACAACCGGAGAGGCAAAAAGAAGTTCACGGCAACGCAATCCCGAAAATGCCCAAACAACCCGCTCGGGTACAAAGCAGAAAGAAACACGCCAATTCGGGAACTCAAAGCGCCGCTGAGGAGGCGCGAACAGAAATACCAGAAGCGAAAACCAGAACGCTAACTAACTCTACCAACCAGATACGAACTCAAACAACTAGCATAAGGACCCTCAAATGCACACCGTGAACTTAAGCGCCTTCGAGAGAAGCCCGGCGCAATAACAGAAATAGGAAATTGAGGATAAGCCGATTCGTCCTCGCTGCTCACGAGAACGGCATCGTCCGGCAAGACCGGTGCTCTCCCAAAAGAGGGAAGAAAAGAGTGCGAACTCGTGCGGGATTTTATCAAAGCGCTTTTCCCCGAGAATCAGCGCTAACATAAATAGAAACTCAACGGGTGGAGGAGGTGGGACCTTATACAACTCCCACTAGAGGGTATCGTAACGTCGGCTGCGTGCGCGCGGGACGTTACGCGGTATCCGGAAGAAGCCGGACCATACCGCACAAGAACACTACTACAAACATCCATACGCTTGTCAGTTCAATGTAATAGAACTGACGCGCACCCCATTCGTCCAACAGTAGGACATCCGGCTTCTATGGGAAGTAGTACTACCCTTGAAGCATGCGAGGTGTGGGTTGACTCGCGAGTCACCCAAGAACGGCACGGATACCAAGGGGCAGCACCTTGATGGGGTAACACAGCGGTAAACAACACGGTGGATTCCGTCACTTGTTAGGCCGCAACTTTTGGATTCTTTTCTCTTTACGCTCAAACGGCGCTCGCCTCCCAAACCACAGGAGAATGCCATGTTCAATCGACCTCTCTACAAGTGTGTAACTTGCGGAAGAACCATGTCCGCAATGCAGTGCTTCTCGGCATTCGGTACGTTCCATCACAAGAACGTATTCTACTGCAGTCCACAATGTGCAAAGCTGCTCTTCCTCGATGAGAAGGAAGTGATGCAAGCACTGAAGGAGTACGTAAACAAGACATACAACGCCTCAATCACCGAAAACCAGATTGAGATTGACCCGAAAGGAAACACAGGCGACGGCAACCACTACGGAGCCATTGTCGTCGGCATCAAAAGAAAGTAACAACCGCTTCAGTTTTGTTGTTTAACTTCTGCTCAACAAACAACAGGAGAAACACCATGAAGCGCTAACAAGTCTCCACAAGAAACAACATAGTGGGGTGCGTCACTATAATCGCATGTACACTAGGTAGTTTAGCCAACAAACGAAAGAGTACTTGTAGATCCTGGTAGTCCTTGTACTCAATCATGTTGGATTAGGAAAACTTCCTCGGCCTGTTCGCCATATTGTAATGGCTTACTCGCTTAGGAAACGGCGGTGCAAATCCGCCTCTAGTGTGTAAGTGGGGTGCGTCACTTTTAATCGCACATATTGGTGGTCACAGTCGGTTGGTACCGACACTTCCATATAGCTGGAAGAGCCTGATCAGCAAGTAGGTTCGATCCCTACGACCACCATCTTAGTGTTGTTGTTTAACTTCTGACTCCAAGTTGGAGTTGAGGAAAGAAATGGAAACGCTCCTTCAGAAGTGGCAGAAGATGAATTTCACCCAACGCAAAACGTTCATGATGTTCCTGGAAAGGAACCGAGTCATTCGTCCCAACATCAACCTCCAAGAAGAAACCACCTTCTTCAACTTCATCACGGAAGTTCTCCTCGTGATGGCCAACTGGGATAAGTAAGATGGGAACCGTTCTCATCATCTTCACTCTGTGTGGAATCATTCTCTGGTTCGACACGTTCAAGTAAAACCTTTTTCCTTCCGGCTCAATCGCCGCCGAAGGCTCTCAGGAGAAAGAACATGGACGACTACGACCGCCTCTGTCTGCTCGCCCAACACATGAGGTACCACGAACACGCCGCCACCCTGCTCCCACGAGGGCGCGAACGAGACAACCACAACGAGTTGGCAGCGCAGTACCGGGACCAGATCCTGGGAAACGCCCGCTCGTGCAACACCAACACCCGCAACCACAGCACGGAGAAGTAACATGCTTTCCTGGGAACAGGAACTGGAAAAGCAAGGATTCCGCAAGCGCGGAGTCAACAGCTGGTACGCCTACTTCCAGCTCAAGCGAGAACTGTTCGGATCCGACAAAGTCATGATGGAGGTGTTCAACATTCGTAACAAATACGAGTTCAACTGCCTCGGAAACATCATCAACCTCAACACCCCCGCAGACATCAAAACTGCGTGCAACATCGTACTGGAGAACATCTGATGGGAAAGACCATCCGCAACTACATGGGCAAGAACCGCATCCACGAGAACGCACGCCCGTACGAGCGTACGCGCGAGCTCATCACCAGAGACATCAACTTCCACGAGGTGGACGATGAAGATACGAGCGCTTCGATGGAAGACACGGGAGACGATTCGGATTCCGCTGACTGACATCAGCGGACGCATCGTCAGCATCCTCATCCTCACACCCGCGACATAGTCGCACAAGGAAAAAAACCATGCACGACAACGACCTGTGCCAAAACGACAACCGAGTCCAGTTCCAGCTGGGAATGATCAACGAGAACACTGTCAACGAAATCTGCATGCTCATCGAAGAGAAGCTGCCGCCGCTCCCACCAAGAAAGAAAAACCGTCCGAACGGACCGCAACAGCGCGCCGAGGTCATCCTCAAGGCCCTGCGTCAATACCGCAACCACATGTAGCAAAAGCTACACAAGGAGAACAAACATGGTCTTCATCAAGAACGCCCTCGTCGAGGACAAGATCACCGGCACACTGTACGACGGTAAGCTCTACAAGGATGACATGGGGCTCGAGTCGTCCGCACGCTACCTCGACTGCGGTCAGAAGAAGCTCCTCTTCGACCTCGAGGACACGAACTGCGTCGTGGAGGAGTACGAGGTCGAGGAGAAGAAGGAGTAGAAGAAACACAGACGAGTAGGGACGGTACAACCGTCCCTACTCGTTTTCTGTAGTAAGAAAATGTAGCTCGCTTCGCTCGCTTATTGTTAATCTTTCTATGCTTGCCCACACAAGCGTATAAAGTTACCAGTAGGCTCTCGAGGAGGACCTCGAGGCGCACCATATAAGAAAAGAATAGGACTGGTACTCGTCGGCACGAACTTTGCCGAGCCAAAGTTCGCGCCAACTCGTTCGCTCGGCACGCGGGTTGCTCAAAGCAGCAAGGCGCGCGCCTTCGCTCTCATACGCGGGCGGACGCCCGCTCAAGTACTCAATCGCCGTACCGGCTCAATACATTTCGGAGCGGAACGTTGTTGCCTCCGTATGTGTTGTTGTTTAACTTTTGATTTCTTTCATAGTTGAGACTACTCGAAGAGACCACTAAGTAGATAAGTTTTGCCGTTCCACCAAGAAGAGAATACCATTGAGATCGCAAGAAGAGAAAGAACTATATATAATACTCAATCCTAAAAATCAAGTACAGGAAAAGAATATGAGATTAGAAAATATAATAGTTGTTAACAAACTTTCGATGAAAAATATTCTTTCCTTACGCTCAATCGGCGCTCGCCTCCAGACTTCCACCGTTCTGCCTAAGCAAACCTTGAAGTGTTTTTGTTGAACTTTTGCGGTTTTCGGCACCGCACAAGGAGAAACATGAGCATCGAAACGTTCTACGAAGAGTTCGAGGTTCACTACGAAGACTGCCTCGATGCGTACTTCGAGGAGACTCACGGAAACCACAACATCAGCAACTTCGGACAGAGCATGCCTCTGTCCACCTACATGGAGGGGCACGGCGCAGGCTTCAGCATGCGCGACAGCGAGGAAACCATCATCCTCGACAAGAACGGGATGGAGTCGGAACTGCGAGGATTCTACGAGGACGCGGTTCCCGAGTCGAACATCTACGTCCAGGAAATCCTGGACACACTCGGTCCTGACTCAGATGAGGGCGGAGGACCCTTCGACCTCGAATGCAAGTTCACCCTGAGCGACTACATCATGTTCCGCGGTGAACTGAGAGGTCGCCCCTTCAAGCGGTGGGTGAAGGACCAAGGTGGGAACGATCTCCAGATCAAGGAGCCCAACATCATCGAGTTCAACTACGACCCGGTGAACGCCATCATCGCAGCGCAGGAGATCTTCCAGCAGGTCTCTCAGCGGTTCGACAACACCCGAAGCACCGTCAGCGAACGCTTCGCGGGTCTCGCCAAGATGGCCAAGGAGAAGGGGCTCGGAGAAGAGATGCCCAGAAACTACCTGGCCTGGGCTGCGAACTACCTTCACAACCGCGACGAGCCGGAAGGTTTCGAGTACCACTTCGAAGCCATCACGGACAGTCGAGACGACGTCATCGACCAGAAGCAGACCCGACAGCAGGTGGACGACATCGGCTACCACGAGGGAGAACAGGAGCGGCTCAAGCTCGAGAACCGCTTCTGGGACTGCTTCAAGCTGGATGAGAACGGCAAATGGGACAAGGAGCTCTGTTCGGAAGAGTTCACCTACCGGAAGATGAAAAAGGAAGAGCGAGAACTCCGAACCCAGAGCATCCTCGACTGGGTAAAGAGAGTTCCCGTTCAAAGCGTGGTGGAAGCGTTCGGGCGAAGGGGCGTCTTCCACAAGACGCTTCGTGACAGCAGAACGGTGTGTCTCACCCCGACTGGAACATACCGCACCACCTTCAAGAGCCCCATCGAGGTGTGGCTCACGAAGGATCAGGCTGACCGCTGCGTGAAAGCAGCAAAGGAGAAGATCAACCAAAACATCTAACTAAATAAGAACATTCCTCCCTAGAGACTAACATCTAGGGAGGACATCACCAAAGAAGAAACATCCAAACAAGATAGTGAATCCCTACAGAACATAGTTTGTGGGGAAACTGGCGGAAAACGGGGAATGAACCCCGTCAGCAAAACCAACAGGTTGTGAAAAACAACCACAAGGAAAGAAGGAACATCATGATGAACGTGTGCGTGCTCAGTGGTCGTCTCACCTCGGATCCCAAGTTCGCTCCCGGCAAGGACGGGGACTCCAACAAGGACCGTGCGTCCTTCACGCTGGCCGTCAAGGACGTGCACGCCAAGGAGCCGAGGGCCGACTTCATCCCCATGGTCGCGTGGGGCGTGAACGCGAAGAACATCAGCACCTACTGCAAGCAGGGCAAGGCCGTCACCATCAAGGGCCACCTGCGCACCAACACCGTGGACAACGCGGACGGCACCAAGAGCTACTTCTGGGAGTGCGTCGTGGAGAACGTCGAGTTCGGCGCGGACGCCAAGAACCAGAAGGGCAAGACGGAGGCTGTGGCTCCGGCGGCCACGGCGGAGAAGAGCCCGCTGGACGGCTACTCCACCGAGCAGCTCGACCAGCTCGCGGCCCTCATCGCCGCCCGCGGCGCCGTGAAGGCCGACCCGTTCCCGACGACGGTGAGCGCCTAACGGGTGCTCACCCTCATCATCCTCGTCATACTCGCAGTAGCTCTCGGGTAGTCAACACAACAACACAACCATAGCCTCGGGTCGGGTGCCTGCAAAGCCAGGCGCCCGCCCCGGGGCATCTTCAAACAAAAGGTTGACGAATCAGTAAGGACAAGATATCAACCCCAATCCAGAAAAAAAGGCAATAAAAGAAAATGACCATCATTGAGTTTGGAGAGCAACTGAGAGACCTGAATGAACAAACTGTGCATCTTCTGAAAAAGAGAGGAGAGCTCATCAAGAAGATCATCCAAGATGGTGGTAACAAAGAAGAAATCTGGGAAACCATCTACAAGAACGGAATCAAAACGAGAAACGTGCTCTTCGGTGACGCGATGAACGTGAGTGTACTAAGTGAGTACGCAGAGGAAGTCAGAAAGCTTCTGGGAGCGAAAACCACCCAGGAAAGAACCCTCTAGACAAACTATCCACTAGTTACTAACTAACTGGTGCGGAAAGTGGACAACAACCGTCTTCGAAAGAAGACCACAAGTTCCTACACGGAACTACAAGGAGAATGTCATGGAGTACAAGCGTGGTGAGATCCCGAAGGACCCGGTCGCGAACCTCGAGCGGATGAAGAGCATCTACAGCAACTGGCAGGTCCAGTACAAGGGGATGGAGGATCGCTACACTGCCCTGGAGGACAGGATCGCCACCTGCCAGGACGGTCTCTACAGGGCCAAGCTGATGTACAACCTCGACGAGCTGAACACTCAGATGACGGCGCTGTACAAGCGGCTCACCTGGGCGCGGGATGTTCAGATCCCGTTCATCGAGAACTTCATCGAGGAGGAGAAGATCCGGAACGGTGGGCTGACCCAGAAGCCGTTCGCAGATGCCCTCGCGTCGGATGACGGAGAGCCGCTCGAGCTGGTGGTGGACTGACATGGCCAACAAGTGGTCGGTCGAAGTTCGTGAGGAACGTGGGAAGTACCACGGGTTCGTCCTCATGGGGAACGACGAGTACCCGGCCGCCATCGACATGCTGAACCACGAGTCGGCGCGTCAGGAGGCCATCAAGTGGGCGAACTGGATGGAGCTGTAAGCTCCACACCACAACCAGGATAGGAAAGACTAAATAATCATAAGCGAGGTGTTTAAACATGCCACCTGGTTAAAAACCCAAACTTTGGCACACAGGACGCACGACAAACAAAAGATAAACGTAAACAGCAGCATCATCAAAACGAATGTCTTTTCAACATCAGAGCGATGGAACTTCGGCGAGATGCAAACCGAAAGTTCACGAAAAGACCAGGGCTAACTGGGCGGCCAAGAAAGCATCCAGAATGGTAGAGAAAGTCCTCACTCCAGAAACGTTTAGTTTCATAGGATGTTAGAGGCTAGATGAAGAAAGTATCTTCATGCTATTCTAAAAAAAGTAGCGCGTCCACTAACACGGACAAGAACAGGCGGTTCAATCAACATGCCACCTGGTTAGAATGGAACCATCCTGAGAAACCTACAGGATGTAAATGGAAATTCACTTCACTGAGTAGGCTAATCGGTAACTCTCGTGAGCAACCTTTAACAAACTTTTTTCTAGCCGCGGGCTAAAAAAAGATAATCATAATAAGAGGTTAACAACAATGCATCGTCAGATAGAAAAAGCGCCTTTGCTGGCGGGCGCAACGACATAAGTTTGCCAGCCCAACTTTCTTCACAACAGGGGAAGATTACATTATAAATAGCGTATGCGCCCATAGCTCAATTGGTAGAGCATCTGACTCTTAATCAGGTGGTTTCCGGTTCAAGTCCGGATGGGCGTACTACGGGGGCGAAAAGTTTCGACATTCGCAAGAAAGATATACCATCGGCTAGGGGTGCTACCCTTAAATAGCGAACCAAGAACCGCGAACTCTGTTCGTCTCGCTGCTTAATTGCGGCTGGGGAGTATAACCGTCCCTATCAAATAAACGGTTAGTAACCACAACACTTTAAACGTTTAGTTTCAGTGGAGTTCGTAAACTCAAGACTGGAAAGATTGCCGTAGAAAAGTTGGTATATCAATCTACGAGTGGACCCGATTTGCAATAGTCGGCGCCTCCACCACATAAAATCAGCTACTTGGCTGTTATTTTTTAATCGGCGAATGAAAAAAGTCAACCAGCATCCTATGGATGCACAAGGAGAATGAAGATGGAAAAGTTGGAAGAGAAGACCGTCAGCCAGGTTCTCCGTGATGCTCGTCTCATCACTCTCGCTCCCGTCAAGGGAAGTAAGGGTTTCAAGCGTCAGTACATCGTGGGGTTCAACCTCGCGGGTGACAAGGTTCGCATCTTCGCCGGGATGGTGCCATGATGAAGACCGAATCCCTCATCAAGATGTACCTCGACATGCTCCGCAAGGGGGTACTCCCGAAGGATCCCAACAAGGCCGACGAGGATCAGAAGCTCATGATCCGAGCAGGCATCCTCAAGAAGTGGTGGTTCAAGAAGGACATGAACAAAGACATCACTTTCTAACCCACCACAACTACTCACTAACAGGTTGGAGGCGGGTGCGGTCCGGGTGGGTAGTTATTTTTTAACCGGCGGAGAAAAAAAAATGACCATCTATCTTCTTTGGTCCGTATGGAGAGAAAACGGTAAAATGGAGTTGTTGGGAGTATTCAATTTACAAAGCAGAGCAGAAGAAGAAGGTAGTCGTCACTGGACATACGAAAAGAGACTATACATCGAAGAACGAAAACTCAACAAGAAGGAAGCTGCCTACCTTTCTGATTCCAAGTACATCAAACAACACATTGATGGTTACTGGGAAAACTACAAAAGAAGTGAGATTCCTTTCTAATTGTTTTTTAACTGGCGGCCGAAGAAAAAAAACCTAAGGAGCTAACATGCCAGAAACTCTCGGTAATAAGGAAATCTTCAACGGCATGCCACACTGTCCGAGATGTCAATCAGTAATGGTGGCAACTCTTTCAATTGTTCTACCAACCATCAGTACCACGATGTCTCGTCTTCAATCCTACTCCTGTGATACCTGTGGTACTACTAACCGACTACTCAGCTACTACAACTACAAGGACAAGACTATCAGGGACGCTGATTGTAAACTGGATAAGCTCCTCAACTCGGTAATGATGTCCTTCATCAACGGTGGTTCGCTGTCTGGAGGAACCAGCTAACATGAAAGATCCACACATCAGCTACAAAAGAACCGTAACTCCCGTAAACCCAAGAAACCACAACGATACTATTAGTATCTTCACCAGGAGAAAGTACGAAGGGGTGGTGTTTAAGTCGTGTGGTTGGTGGTTTCCGAGTCTTGGAAAGATGCCCTACTTCATGAGGTAAGAACCCCACAAAACCTAAGTAAGATGAAACACTCCCTTCTCTAACATATCAATCACTTCTTTTCTAGCCTTCCCCACGTTAGATAATGTATTCTTCCAAGATAACCCCATCTTTTTATCATTCCTAGCAAAAACCTCCTTAGTTAGTATCTCTTTATCTTTATCAGTATAAGATTTCTTATCTACCTTTTCTACAACTACTTCCCTAGGTGGAATATTTTTTTCGGCCGCCAAAGGAAAAGAAACATTAGAAATATCTTTTGTATGAACTAGTTCCCTTAAATGTTTAGGTTGTTCTCTAATAGAAACACCTAACTCAAATGCTGCTTGCTTAATATCTCTAACAGCAGTCATTCTACTAATAGGACTTCCATTTCTTTTACACCATCCCATGTATTCCATAGTAGTCGGCAGCTCCCCCACTAAACCAAAGTGCTCACCAATAAACTGTAATCTCTCAATTCTTGTCTTTTTATTACACATCAATACCTCCTATATATAGATATAAGTATTATATCCACATCTATTAATAGGATAAAAAGACACACATGTAAATATTATATGTACATCTATTTAATACCAAAAGACACACATATAAATATTACACAGCTATCTATATTTACCATAAAACACACGTATATAAATATTACATACATATATACTAATAAGATAAAGATACACATATAAGCATTACATACATATATAATTTTTCTTCGGCGGCCAAGAAAAAGAGTACTGAAAGAGATCATTTCCCGAACAAACTACTAACATAATCCCTCCTCATACTTCCCACCCAACCTATGAAATAAATGAACTAAGAACATAATAGAACTATTCCCTCCCAAGTGTATCCCAATACAGAACAAACCCAGAACAAAACAGAATATCTAAGATAGAAGCTCAGGAGAAAATCCTGAAAGATTACAACCTGTTGAATGGTCCGGAGTCGTCTAAGAACGGGTTATCTTCCTCAATCCAGAAATTTAGACCTATTAGAAAAATCCCGTTTCCAGTTATGAAGTAACTAAGGAGAATAGTTGAACAAAAACAAGGAGATACAACATGAGATGGAATCTTCTCTCCCCCGAAAACATCTACTCTATCATCGTTTGGGATATGTACTGGGAGAACGTTGATAAACGTAATTCCTTTGTGATTCGTGATATGATTGCTTCTTCTTTATCTCACTAACTATTTAATTTCATTATAGAAAAAAGAATGTTGAAGAATAATTAGATATTTTGTTGACAGGAGGGTGTTAATTGCCGTGGTAAAAGACAGTAGAATCAGCAGTTTAAATTCTAAATATCATTATAAAAATCATAGGTTTTTTTCATCGAATAAAGAATAGGTAAATCGAGTAATTAGAATCGAAAAATAGGTAGATTTTTTCTTCAAATAAAAGAGCTGTAATTATAGGTAATATTTGGGGAAAAACCATAGATTTTTTTATCAAAGGAAAACATGATAAATCAAGCTAAAAGAAACATAGTTCTACATTGTAATATGAGTGATATTTTTCTATTAGAGGGTGATTATTTAGACGTAATATGTGGATACAAGGACAGAGGTAGTGGATGTGTAAGTTTTGGATATTTAGTTATTGTACGTTTTTATAAAGGATATGAAGATATACCTGATTACTTATACTGTTCTATTAATGATGGGTGTATTAATGATATTGAAGAATATATTAAAGATGGTTCTATTATAGAAATTGAATAACTGGTGAACTTTTTCTCTGGCCGCCGACAAAAAAAAGAGAACTTATTCTCTACAAGGAAAACACATGATTACTCGAAAGAAGATGGAAAGTCTTAAAATCGGTGATGTTCTACGTAAGAATAATGATGAATTGTTTAATTATGTTTATGGTGATATCGTTATTTATGATAGGGATGAAAATTTAATGTTCTGTCGTTCTTTAAAGGATAAGAAGCTTTGTTATTATGTTTATAATGATGTTGTTAATCGTATTAGATTTAGTGTTATTGGGTAACTGGTGAACTTTTTTCAGCCGGCGAAAAAAAAATCTGTAAGGAGAACATATACTTACAAGAAACGAAGTTCTAAATCTAGAAGTAGGACATATTCTTCGTAAGCAGAATAATAACAATTTTAATGCTGTTTATGGAGATTTAGAGATTTATGACATGGATGAAGATAGGATCTATTGTAGTTCTATTAAGATAAAGAAGTGTCATTTCTTTTTTAGTAGGAGAAGTCTTACAAGATCTGACTATATTGTTTGTAATTATTGGTAAATTTCTTTCAGCCGGCGAAAAAAATCTGTAAGGAGATAAGGTAAAACGCTATGGTAACGCACTCTAACAAGATGAAGAGTCTTCTTAAAAAGATTCAAAAAGCTCAAAGTAATATTGAGTATATTAAGAAGGAACACATGCGTATAGTTATAGAGCAATGTGGTAGAGTTGCTGCACTTAAGAAGAAATATGTAAGAGAAGCTGTTGATAACGTATTGAAATCATTAAATCTTAAGGATGGGGATAAAGTAACTAATGGTATTGTTATTGGTAAAATAGCAGCTGGAAGAAGTTACGTTAGTCTTAAGGATAAAGTTAATATCGTTGTAATTGTTGGCGATGATGTTGTACCAAACATTATGCAGGTTTATGATGTTCTTGAAAAGTACTTTGTTCGTCCTAATCAAGTAGTCACTTCCAGTAAGGATACAAGATGGCGTAAGTGTTGGATGGATAGAATGGATTTGAAGAAAGAAGAAGTTATGAAAGAAGAGATTCTGTATTAACTTTCTTTCAGCCGCCGAAAAAAAGAGGTAACATGATTTATAAAAGACGTGCTACAGAAACTATCCGAGCCATTCAATATAAAGGAACTAATCTATGTATTTGTGAAAGATTTTGTAATAATGCTATCTACCCGCATGATAATCGTAATAGTATAACCATTTCTTTAGGCGAGGGGTTATCATTAGAAGTGCATATTGGAGATTGGATTATTAAAAAGGGTAATAATATTGATAGTTTAAGCAATGAAAAATTCAATAATATGTATTATCCTTATTTGAAAACAATTTCAAAAGCATGGTACATTTGATATCACGCAATGACGCACATACAAATCAGCCGTATTAACCCAGGTGATACCATTTATCATAATGATAACGGGGAGATAGAGTATAAAGTTACGCAAGTTACTGACAAGAGAATCCATTATATTTACAAAGGAGTTGAAGGTTTCATTGCTAAGAAAAGACTCAACTGTAATCATAACTATTATGTCGAATACTGTTTTGATGTTTGTGGTTTAACCTGCTTTGCCACTATCAAACATCCTTCTTGGAGAGAAAATGGATGACCTAAAAAGTCTTGTCTGTTTTAGTATTAGTGTTGTATTAGCTGGTACTTCTATTGTATTTACTGAGGAATCATTGGTGTTTAAAGTAATGAAGAGGTGTATGAGAGGTGTTGTAGATTATATTCTGTAACCTTTTTTAGCCGGCGGAGAAAAAATGCGCATACGTATAGGAGATTCTTATAAGGCTTACTTTTGTGAACTAGTAATAGTAGACATAAAAAAGATCAATGATATTGAACACATATTTTATAGTGGGAGATATTTAACCCATGGACGTGAAGCGTTTGAGAACGCACATTGTACTACAAAGTGTTTTGAAGAGATAATTAAAGAAAACAATTATACATTTGTTGAAGATGAGGAAATGCTGTGACACCATCATCACTTGTGGGACGCAGATATAAGTGGTATCAAAGCGAAAATATTAGAATCATTAAAGAATATAAACTTTTTTATCACTCTACTAATATTTGTATAGTAGTCGAAGCCGAACAAACTGAAGAACGTTTTGAGTTCTCGTTTGAGCACTTTAAAGACTGGATTGCTGAAGGAAAAGTTAAAATGATTGATTTTGAAGAAGAGGAGATGTTATGACGTTCTATAGGGTCATAGATAATTTTTGTGCGGCAATGAAAACAATACCATTTGGCTCCATTTTTAGATTTGGAAGTCTAAGAGCTAACCCAGAAAAGAACAACTGGAAGGGGTATGATTTGATTACTCCTGATGGAAATATTATAGGATTTTACTTCAAAGAAAAGACTCCTGATGAGCTAATAAATAGGGGTTGTTTAGAGGTCGTAAATAATCAAGACGAAGAGGAGATGTTATAGCTGTTTTTTGAGCATTTTAAATGCTTAAAGTTAATTGCTCATACAATATATTAAATAATATGATTTTTAGTTAAAATAGTGTACATCGTTAGATATATTCTTTTCAACGCTGTACATTTTTCTTCAGCCGCCACAAAAAAATCTATTTATATAATAATATTCAATAGTTATGATATAATGAGTGAAGTCATAAGGAGAAAAACATGGACATCAGTATAAAGAATCTGCTTCAGACTTTACAAGACATGATTGATAGTGATGATTTTCAGTATGAGTGTGAAAGTAGAGAAGGTTCGGACTATGTTGTTTGTACAAGTTGTCATGCTCTTATTTTTTGGGATAATAAAACTTATCAAAAACATTCAGACACTTGTCGTTTCATCAAGGTGCGGGAGTTATTAGCTAATATTTCTAAAGGAAAAGTAAATGCCTCTCAAACCAGGTAACATCTTATGTAGGAGCTGTATGAATCAAACAGAACTAGGAGATAAATATACGGATGGAGCAAGAGTAGTACATATTGTAAACAAGGCAACCGATTTTGAAGTACAATACATTTGTACTTACAATGACGTGTCTTTTACTTCTGGTCCACCAGATCTTATCACATATAAAAACCCCAGTGGTCACACTAAAGAAGAGTTACACGAGTTTCTAAAAAATAGAAATTTTGTAAAAGTAAAATAATATGCCACAGTTATCCAAAGAGATGAAAGAAGCTCTAGATAAAATTTGGACTACTGGAGAATATGTTGGTTCTTTCACCATTATGGCTCTTTGGCACAGAGGATTTGTTACTATGCACCCAAAGAACTGCAAATGGACTTTAACTGAAGCAGGACTGCGTGAATGGCAGAAATGCTTCAACAAGGGCAGCACATGCGTACTAAAAAGAAAGTAACACTCACTCAAGAAGAGATGAATGAACTGTTTAGTGAAGGGGGATGTGAAATTTCCAGAAGCGCGGAGCTACTGTCTGTTTACTACAAATATGTAGACCAATCAGAGCATGTGTTCGCTTTCAACATGTACTACGCCGACCCAGAAAAGGGTATGTATGGAAGTGACCTGGTGCGAGAATTTGGTCCCGAGATTTTGGATAAACCTTTACAACAGGAAATAAGCAATGTTTGAGGAAGAAAAGATAGAAGCTAAGAAAGCGGCAAGCAGATTAACAAAAAATCAGGCACATGTATTAGGTTGGCTTCTGGCATTAGAGAGAAGTGGACCAGGATATTATTGGACATCTCCACCAATACTTGGTCGTTACTATAATTATCTAAGCTCCAAAAAAATTGCTAAACAGCTAGTAAAAAAGAAACTGATCGAAGAAAAACTCAACATCAGCACTGATGAACCTCTATATAGAATAACCTTATTGGGACGACTTGCTGCACACTATGACGATGTGTGGTGTAGTAGTGGTGAGTGTGATGCGAGAATAGATCTCGGAAACGAAAAAGCATGATCAACGTAGCAGAAAAATCATTTTGTCCTATTTGCTTACAAGAAGGAAAGATTGTAGAAGTAGATGAGTTTATTGTAGGAGACGAGTGGGATTGTAGAGTATGTAAGGAGAACCACGACTTGGACGAGGTTGTCAAAGAACATGACGTTCCTACTTTTATTCTTAATATGATTGAAACAGCTAAAAATACAAACGATGCTTGGTGGAAATACTTAGCACACAGGGGATATTAAAATGTTATACAAAGACCATAACATGTTCTGTAATAGCTGTTTCCGTAAAGGAAAGCTATCACTCATCAAGCACGGTTGGCATTGGGCTGAATGTACTGTATGCAAACTAACCTACTATTTAGATCACCCTTTTATTACTAAGGAAGATGTAATGATTTTTATCGAGGAAAACGTACCTAAGTACAACAACTGGCTGAAAAATTTTAAATGAACATCTTCAAGCAACCACTATTCGACATGTCTCCTTCCAACCTTCAAGAACTTACCAACAGGTGTTCAGTCGAATCCTTTTTCAGGCTTCTATCATTACACGATTGGTTTTTTGAGTACACAGAAGACCCAGTTGTAAGACAAAAGGGCCAAGAGGAAAGAAAGTTACTTCGATTGATTGCTAACAAAGATGACACTTGTAAGCAAATGTTACAGGATTACTCTAAGTTTATTCAAGTTATTTCTTATGGCGGCGATTCAAAAAAACCAAAGTTGGAAGATTATGATTAAACCTGGTCAAGTATATCTTAATAGAGATGGTAAAACTAAAGAGATAGTTACAAAAGTAAACAATGACTGTGTATTCTTCAAAGTGTACTATAATAATGTGTTTGTTCGTGATGAAGTTTGTCCATTGGAGGAATACGAGAACGCGAACTTAATGTCAGATTTTTGGACATTGATGAACCAAAATACTTATGAAGAAGAGATGTTATGATTAGGGTGGGACAAGTATATGTAGGTGATTTTAAGTGTTATAAAACAGTAATAACCAAAGTTACAAATGATAGGGTATATTGTGACTCGTTTTATAAGGATAAACTACAAACGTGTGAATCCTATTCTTTAAAAATGTTTGATCACTTGTGTAGAATAAATGGTTGGAAACCTATTAATGAACCAGACGAAGAGATGCTCTAAAGGAGGAAAACCATGGACGAGTATGACATTCGAGACGTAGAGATGAACGTAGAGACCACGGACGAGAGGGAGAACAAGGAAGAGGCGTGTGAACTTGCTGATTGGGACTAACTCAGTATATCAAGACGGGTATGGTAATACTATAACTGTTGTCTCCATTAGTAATGATAAAATAACATATAATGCTAAAATGGGGGCGGTTGGGTATACCAACATGTGTACAGGTGTTCTTCATTTTAAAGTATTACTAAGAAACTTAGAGTATAAGTTGGTGAAGCAAGATGACGAGGAGATGTTGTAATGTTACAGGTGGGTGATGTTTTTGTTCAACAAGGAAACAAACTTAGAATTGTTATCACAGCTATTGAAGAACTAAATAGTGTAGAAAAATACAAGTATGATGTAGTAGGTGATGTAACTAAGCATCTTAAGTATAGCTACAACTTAGAAAGGGAACTAGGAATACAAGGATGGACTAAAATTAATCCACATGAAGAAGAGGAAATGCTATGATGTTTGATATAAGCAATCCTCAATCACTAGTGGGTTTAAAATATAAATGGTTAGATGATCCTCCAGAAAAAGTTAGAACGGTCAAAAAATATGAAAATTATGGTGAGGTTTACATGAAAAGTGGAAGTCTTACAATATCAATATTTGGAGAACATGACATATCATTTAGCTACAGAGATTTTTTAAAAATACTTAAAAATAATGAAATAGTTATCCTAAACCAAGAAGATGAAGAAATCTTATGATCCAAGCAGGAAGAGAATTTATAATAGGAAACAGCATCAAGAAAAGAGTTATCACAAAAATAACTAATAATAATGTATATTACGATTTTTACTATGATGACGAACAACCTCCTAATGGGGCTATGATTCCTATTGGACAATTTGAGTATTATATGAAAATAGGTATTTTTGTATTAGTAAACAATTTTGTATTAGTAGAAAACGAAGAAATCCTATAAGGAGATCACATGACCAAGCTCCAAGCAGAGTGTCTTACTGTGGCTGATTCTGTTCTCCTGAAAGAGGGCGGGAAAGCAAAAAAGATGGAAGTTAAAAGCATCAGCCAATACTTGAACTGTGTTTCTATCGCTCTATTGGACGAGGATGATTCTGTTTTGGTAGTGCCCGAAAGCGAGATCTGTTCGGACAGATTCCTTCTGGTAGAGTGATATGAAACCAGGAGATGTGTACATAAAAGGGAATAGAAAAGTAGTGATACTCCCTCCTTCTAAACACGGTAATGCCATATATGAATTCCACTGTGATGGTGAACCTAAACGAACACTTGATTGGGTTAGTGATATGAATCACTTTGAAGCCCGGTTGCTAAAAGACGGGTGGAAAAAAGTATCTGAGTATTATGATGAGGAGATGTTATGAGTAAAACGAATAACATCCATGACCGAAGGGAATAGATGTTGTGAAACCTGAAGATAACAATGGATTTTACAAGGTATTATCTTTATTTCAGTGGATGGGTTTTCTTTGTAATGAAAGAGATTATTTGCTTGATAGGTATAAATATGGTAAAGGGTATTTAACAGCAGAAATTGGAGAAGTGATTAGAGTGAAATATGTGGATAATACTGATTATTCCTTTGAAATAACTAATATGTCTACTGGTGAAATAGTAGTAGGAAGTTCAAGCAATTGTGAAATAGCGGTTAGAACACAAAAAGGATATCTTACAAAAGTAGGCATATATGAAGAGGAAGAAATGCTATGAAAATTGGTGACAAAATATATTTCAAGTCTGTTCCAAGCATTATTTACACAGTTTTAGCCCATAATATCACAAAATATGTTAGAGATGGTAATACTCATACGTATCCAGAACCAGTTGTTATTGTAGGTATTAATGATACATGGGGTTATATTGAAAATAGAAAACTCAGCCAAACAGTAATCATAGATGAAGAAGAAATGCTGTAATGTCCGTATTTAAAACTGGAAACATCTATGAAGATAGAAAGGGAAGCCTTTATATCGTTACTGATATAGATGATGATTCTGTCTATATTAGAAAAATATATGATGGATACGCTAATAAAACTTGTTCAAACGATTTAATATTTGATCCTATAGATATGGATTTAGCGTTAGATAATGGAACATTAGAGATATACGCTTATGGTAATAACGAGATATTTGAGGAATCTGAAAGTTTGAAGTTACAAATACCACATGTGTTTGTTAGTGTAGGATTATAATAGTTATTTTTTAACTGGCCGGCAAAAAAAAATGGAGGTGTAGTATGAGATGCTTGGTTTGTGGTAAGGACATCAATAGCTCTCATTACTGTACCAGATGTGCTAATCTTGTACGAGATTTTGAATCACTCATTAAGGATAATATTCTTGCCGCAATGTTCTTCCTCAAACACCAAGGAGCAAGAATGGAAATGTGGAGAAGAGTGATGAACAAGAGAAACTCAGTGACGCTATGAACGGAACCAACACCTGTTGTATTTGTGATAGTCCTACCTATTCAATGGTGTTCGTAGATATGTGTATGGATTGTGTCACACTGGAGCAGGCGTTTAGAAGGATGACTGAAAGAAGCCCTGAATCGGCAAGGAAGTGGCTCAAGTTCCAGCTTAAGTATCTAACCAAATGTACCAAGCCACAAAAATGACCCAAGAAGAAGCCCTGTCTATAAAAGTAGGTGATACCATAGAAGTAAAAAGCACAGGGCGTACTGATCTTTGGACAATAACCAATATAACATCAAAGCATTTATTCATATGTAACACGATAGATGGTAGAAACGGACCAGTGGAACGTTTTTTTCTAGTAGACCCAAGCGTTACGTTACTAAAAAAGATGTATGACGAGGAAATGTTGTGAGTATAACGAACAGCATTCGCGACCAAAGGGAACAGATATTATGAAAAAGAAAGAAGTTCACAATCTTCAAGTAAATGATATTATTGGGTATAATAGTAAATCAAAGGGTTTGATTAAAATGACCATAGTTGAAGTTTATAAAAATATTTTTAGACCAAAAGAAAATTGTTTTAAAATTAAGTATGAAAATGATGGCAGTACTGATGACAATTGTAGTGAAGCCTACTTAACACTTTGCTTCAAAATGAACCAGCAAGAAGAAATATTATGAATCATAAAGGATGGTCTAAAAATTTGAAAGTTGGGGATAAAATAAAGGTAATCAAAGAAGTGGAAGACCTTAGATTTGTTGGAGAAGTATACGAAATAACCCAACCATTATCAGGCTCCACTTACATAAGGTACATAAGAATAAAACCAACAAAACAAACGTACCACATGGATATTCTTGGAGCGGGAGATTATGAATTTGTAGAAGAACATTTTGAACCAGTAGACAATATATACGAAGAAGAGATGTTATGAAGAACATGAAACTAGGATTTTATAGAAGAACTAAGCTATTTTGTAGTGGTTCTAACATAATTAACTGTAACCACACGTATGAAGGATACTACAGTACTGATTTAAAAGTACGTATTAACATAGGTGATGTAATTCAAATGATGAAACATGACGCTAATTTAGATAGATCAACTATTATCTTTAATGGTAGAACGTATCATATTTCTGGTATGGGTGATTTTTGGGAAAGAGGATTTATTCCTACAGAATCTTATGAAGAAGAGATGTTATGACAAAAGAGCAAATACAATCTATTCAGATTGGTGATACAATTATAATGGACAAACCATATGGAACAAGTAAGTGGGTTGTATATGGCTTAGTATCGCAATTACATAATAGGTTCTATAAAGTATATAGTGCTGTAGAAAAAACAAGAGTTGGATTTTTTGATTATGAAAGACTACTGGATATAGATATTAGTTTAATTAAAACAGAGAATGAAGAAATGTTATGATAGAAGTATTAAATAACTTATTTGGTCAGTCGTTCTATAATAATTATGGTGATGTTATTTATGTTTATGGATTCAATAATAGTTCTAACATTTTATACATTAAATCTAGTTTGCTTGCCAAGAATGGAATTTATTCTTCTCCAAGGGACACCACTATAACTTTGAAAGAATTGCTACAAGATTTAAAAAGCGGTAAGTTAGTGCCGTTTTTAAGTAATAAAGAAACACACAAAGAAACCAATAAGGCACCACACGTGTTTGTAAGTGAGGGGATATGAATCCTTGTGACATTGACGGGTTTTATAAAGCATTTAATAGTTTTGGTTGGTACGGATGGGATGTAACTATTGATATATTATTCTCTAATAATTTTAAACTTTCTGGAAAAGTTAACAGTTACGTATACTCAAGTACAGATGACGTAATTAAACTAAAATTTATCTGTTTTCATAAAGATAATGCTTGGTTAGAAGTGACAAACTTAACAAAGAACGATCATTGTGTAGGAAGTATAAGGGAAGATTTATTTAACCCTACTATGTTTAAAACAAGTTTGAAAAAAGTAGATTATTATGATGAGGAAATGTTATGAAAGAATCTGATAGAAATAATTTAAAAGTTGGGGATGTTGTAATACTTAAAGGAGATTATATTATAACTATGATCCTTACTATTACTAAAATATATTATTTGGAGTCTATCAAAAGATGTACCTTTAATAATAATGGAAACTGGGATATGAACATTGAACACTTAAGCAACAGATGTTTTGAACTCGCGCCAAACCAAGAAGAGATGTTATGACACTTAAAGACTTCTTCAATAGAACATTTATGAATGAGTATGGGTGGTACTACGAAGTAATAGGGGTTAATTATATATTAGATACTTTAGTTATTGAAAAGAGAGATCCTTTAAGTAGTAGTGGGGTATGTGGTGATATGGTAGAAATACCACTAAAAACAGCAGTAGAAAAATTTTTAAGTGACGACTGGATAGAAATAAACACTAAAGATACTAAACTGGAACTAACCAAGTACACAAACAAACCTTACCTATTTCTAAGTGAACATTTTGATGAATAGCTATGAAGGAAAAAACTCATGTCATCTATCTTTTTAGTTCCAAGAGATCAGTTTTTATCAACTAACGGGGATATATTAGTTATTAATAGAATAGATTTTACGAATGAGTATGGTTTCTTGGTTGTTTATACTATGAGTTACTTACAGAGTGACGGCACCTACATTAAGAGCGAACAAAAAATCAACAAAGAATCATTTATCTTGTCCTGTATTGATAAAGGTATTATTAAATCTACTTTTATCAATATGAATAATCTAAAATATAAAGATCCTTGTAGGATTCCATATCTATACGCGAGTGTGGGGGTATGAGAAATAACGAAGTAGGGGATATTTGGGTATTAAAAAAATATGATCCTCCTTTCAATGTTGGTGATAAATTTATTATTGTGTTTACAATACAGGACGGCAGAAATATCTTCTTAAGACACGTAAAAACAAATATGGATTATGGCTGGATCAATACTGGATCAGCGTATATTTATGATAAGTTTGAACCATTCTCTCTTACAGGCGATGAGGAGATGCTATGAACAATTCACCAATTAGAGTAGGCGATATGTTTAAGTGTACCTACTCTACAAAAGGTACAAATATATACATTAAGGATTACGTATATAAAGTAGTAGATCTAATATCCGACTATATAACACTACATTGTGTATCAAATAATGAAAAACTACTCCCGATAAAACCAGGTTATGGGTTTTTTGATTGCTATTTTATTAAAGTAGTTGATGATGAGGAGATGTTATGAAAATACCACAAGTAGGAGAAATATATGTAGTATACAACAATCATTTTAAAACTAGAAAACCTGGAGAAGAATACATAGTAACGGAAGTAAGGATTAATCCTAAAAGCTATCTTGGTGGATCAAAAATATGGGTAAACTACACAAGAACTAAAACTGTAAAGGACAGTGATCTTTTTAATAGAAGTAATCAATGTGAGGTACAAGAATTTTACTTAGTGTTTAAAACAATATCTGAATCTGAAGAGGAAGAAATGTTATGAAATATGAATGGGTTAGTTATAAAGATATAGTAGGAAAAGTATTCTATGAAGGAAGCAAAAGCAAAATATATTGGATTTATAAGATATTCTCCCTCAGTAATAATTACTATGTTGTTATAGAAATCACAGATGGTACATCTTATAGAAATAAAAAGAGTAAAGAAACTGTAAAGTACTATATAGATACAGGAGAATGGCAATATAACCCTAATATTAATGAGTATCATTTTTCTCAGCCGGCTGAAAAAAAGATAGAAGTTGGTGATATTATTAAACTCAAAAAGAAGTATTCCAAATCTTGGTGGAGCAAAGAACTAAGATTACAAGTATTATTATTTTAAAGAGGTGTTTACATTACTAAAGTAATCAAATCTATCTACCCATATGATAAACCAGTTGGAACTAAAGATGAATATTACGCTTGGAGATTACTAAGAAGATTTGAAGTGGATAAAAATATAAAATAGTTATAATTCTAACGATGGAATAAGTAATCAGGGTTAATCAATCCCAAAGTGAATTTGGGAGACAGAAAGAAAACGAGAGATTCATGACACAAAAACAGAAAGCTGATAATATCATTAAGGGATTACAAATACTGAATAAGTATAAAATATTTATTAAGGCATACAAAGGGGAATTATGGTGCGAACATACTCCGGGAGAAGGACCGGGAGCAGAAGGAGTAGAACTAAAGGAATTAGGATGGAAACATAATCTTCTTCCTATGGCTTGGTGGATAGAGGTTTAATATGAAAGATAGTCTCGGTGATAGAATGAAAGTGTATGAAAATATAGAAGCACAAAGGAAACTAATACCTTTACTGCCTATTTGTGTAAGGCTGGATGGTAGATCCTTTAGTGGTTGGACTAATAAGTTAGACAGACCTTATGATAAGAGACTACACGATATTATGGTAGGAACTACTATTTCGTTAGTACAAGAAAGTAATGCGAGAATAGGGTATACTGAAAGTGATGAGATTTCTCTTATCATTTATAGTGATAATATTCAAAGTGAAGTTTATTTTGGGGGCCGAATACAAAAAATAGTTTCAACTTTATCAGCATTAGCTTCGTTATATTTTGATATCTATAAAAGAATACATCTTCCAGATTACAAAATAGAAAGTAAACCTTCCTTTGATTGTAGAGTATGGAACGTTCCAAACAAAGAAGAAGCTGTAAATACTATTTTATGGAGAGAGTTAGACGCTACCAAGAACAGTATTCAACAAGCATCAAGATACTACTTTAGCCATAACCAACTATTGAATAAAAATACTTCTGAAATGAATGAAATGCTTCATCAAATTGGTATTAACTGGAATGATTATCCTGACTGGTTTAAGAGAGGAACATACGTACAAAGGAAAGTAGTGGAAACACCTTTTACGCCAGAAGAGATAGATCTTCTACCTCCTAAGCATAATGCTCGTAAAGATCCTACTATTGTTACTAAGAGAAACATAGTTAACAAAGTAGAAATGCCACCTTTAGCTAAAATAAGTAACAGAGTTAGTGTAATATTTGACGGAGAAAACCCTATATAACGAAAGGAAAACATATGGTTTATGCGATCTTTATGCTGTTTGTTATCGCCATATTCGTTTTAGTTCCTTTGGGTTTCTTTATTTATAAAGAAAAGCAACGAATGGATTTGGAAGAAAAAACATGGAAGAAGGAAAAAGAAATTTTTGAAACTTATTACAAAAATGAAGTAGCAAGATATGAAAAACTGAAACTCTTATATGGAGAAAGATACGATAAATAGTTTTTAAAAAACATTTGTTGGTGTCGCTTCGTCGGGAAAGCTCGCTGGTGTACGGCAACACACCAGCACAAGGAGATAAGATGGATACTTTAGAAGTTTCTAATCTTCCGCTTAATTCCGTATTATGTTACGATACGGAATATTATGGTATTAAGAAAATGATACTAGAGGATATCACAATATCTCAAAAAACTGGGTTGAAGTATCTTGTGCTTATTGAACAATATAAGTATGTTGGAGCACCAAGAGAAAGACTAACAATCGCTGCTCATAAGTTAGTTCAAAATAAAGATTGGTGGGTATCAAAGTAAACTAATAATTATTTTTTAACCGGCGAAGAAAAAACCAAGCATCTAAGATGCTACAAGGAAACGAAATGAATAAGAGAGTTTGTCTTTCTTGTCTGACCGAACACGGGGAAATTTCAGAAATGCAGAGGAATGGAGAACTCATTTGTTCTTCTCTACTTCATACACACATCTTCTCAGATATGCAGTCTGTTTTCGATAACAGTGTTCCTCTCTCAATACTGCCCGATTGGATCAAGTTCAAGAAGCTCACTCTTCAGAAGGCGGAGAACGATTACGAGCGTAAGTATAATGAAGAGTTGATGGAAGATTGGTAGCAGCTATTTTTTTTTTCGACGGCCATAAAAAAGTTACAAGGAGACATAATGTATTGTAAAGGATGTAAATTTCTTAATACTATAGTAACGGGTAATATTAGCTGGATTTCATGTGCAATAGGGTCTGGTTTCTTTTGGGATAGCGCTAAAAATAATATGGTATGTACAGGATATCTTTCTGAAAATACTGAAAATGGTGAAGAAGAAATGCTTTAACAGTTAGTAAGGAACGAACGAAAACTTGGTCCTGTCGTCTAACGGATCGGATCCCACTCTTTCAAAGTGGAGAATAGGGTTCAACTCCCTACAGGATCATAGGCGGAACTAAATAGTTTTTGAGGAATGAGTGGAAGTAAGGTGAGTGGAAGGAACAAAACGGTAGGAAAAGGAAGGAAGGAGGAAGAAACAGGATGAAGTAGGAAAAGAAAGAAGAAAAGGAAAAGTTGGTTTACAAAAGAAAGGAAAAAGATTATAATTAGCTTAGATGGTTAGTTCACGCGCTGATAGCTTAGCCTGGCCTAAAGCCGCCGGCCCATTCTTAAGGGTGCTCCAAGAAAGAAATTTCTTGGGTATGAACGGGGTTAATTCAGGGAAACCTAAAGGATGAAAATCCTACGGCAATCCTGAGCCAAGCCTCCAGTACACTGGAGGAAGGTGCAGAGACTACTGGGTGTGAGTAAAGTCTCACGTAATACCAGCTTGAACGCCCCGCACCTAACCGGGTAATGCCGAAGGTGATGAGATAGTCCGAACGTTGTGAAAGCAGCGACCAGTCGAACCGGCAGAACGGGAGTTCAAATCTCTCTCAGCGCATCGTATCTTGTTGATTTTATTAACTATTTTTTTTTACAAAGTTAAGGAGATTACTTATAATGAAAATATGTCCTAAATGTGGAGCAAGTTTTAGAACTTTAGTAAAGATAGATGGAAAACCACATAATCTACACAATAGAATATATTGTTTAGAATGCTCACCCTACGGGTCTAAAAACACCAAAAAAATACATTTAGACGATGTTGAGCTCCATAAAAATAGAGACCTACTTGTTGACAGATCCCCAACAAAACCTTGTATCTTCTGTAAAAAACCATTTAGATATATAAGAAACGACGGTAAAGGAGTAAAACAATGTAGCACGTGTACAAGTAGAATAAAAAGATACACTGTTAAACTAAAAATGATAAGATATAAGGGCGGAAAATGCGAGAAATGTGGTTATGATAAATGTATAGATGCTCTTGTATTCCATCACTTAGACCCATCACAAAAAAAACTTACATTATCACTAAGTTATTGTAGAAAATGGGAAGATTTAAAAACTGAACTTGATAAGTGCGTTATGTTGTGTGCTAACTGTCATACCGAGGAACATTATCTTAGAGAAGATATAGAGGCTATGTTAACAAAAAATGATGTTGATTAAAAACCGCAGGTAAACCCGTTCCTTCCTCTCCTCCTCCTTCCTAATCTCTTCTTAGTTCTTTTTTAACGTTCGTAAAACCAATAAAGGAACCAAAGATGCTGTACCGTCTTCGAGAGCAGGCTTCTATCGAAGCATACCAATATTTGGGAAGCGATAAAAATGTAAAGGAGTGTAAGAAGTTCTGCGGTGCATCTGCAAGTGATGTATATAAAAACGAACATGGTCATCTTGTGATTTGTCTTCATCTCGGTGATGTTGTTTTAGCTTCTACTGAATGGATTATTAAGAAGAACAATAGTATTGATTATATGAGTAATGAAGCATTTGTTTTAAAGTATTATCCTGATACTCTTTTTTAGCCCCCGCGAAAATAAAAAATAAAGGTAAGTACTATGAAGGTAGGAAAGATCTATCCACAATCTTACTTCATTTTTCATAATGATGAATGCGTAGAAGTGGTTGACCTGCTTTTTATTAGACTGGATAAAGAAAAAATATTATTTAAAGTAAGTTTTATATGTGATGATACCGCTGTTAAAAAGATCACTAATCTTCTTAAGCAGAATGATTGTTATTTTTCCTGCCAACATAGTTCATTATCACTACATGCTCATACATTACCTAAGAATGATCTTAATAATTTTGTAAGTTTTATAGTAGATGAAGTTTAAGGATACAAAAGGAGCATATGATGGCACAAATCGGTGTACAAGTAAGCCTCAGGGAGACTTTCTTAGCTTACCAGTTCACGGGCAATTATAAAGAGATGAAGAAGTTTGTTGGGAAGGATGCTGTGGTAGGTGAATGTCCAGATAATAAACTATCACTGATTTACACACCTAATAATACTATGTATAAATATACAAATAGAGCATACATTGTTATTGGTTGTTGGGTTATTAGGTATGGCAATAGATTTGAGATTCTATCTAATAAAGACTTCAACAATAAGTATTCAATAGATACTGAGAATTGGTAAATTTTTTTCAGCCGGCGGAGAAAAAGTATGAAGTTCAAAAAAGGTGACGTTGTTTGTGGTACTAAAACAAGATGGGATGATATTGATTGGAATATGGTGAACACTAAGTTTAAAATAGTTAAAGTAAATAATCGTGATGGTATTTATGAAGTTATTAACATGAGCAAACCAAGTCTTCATTCTCTTTCATACTCACAAGAGTTTATTAATAACGTATTTATCAAGGTGAATAAGTGAAGTTTACTCCTGGTGATAGAATAGTATATGATTTTAAGGGTACGTATGAGAATATTATCTATAAAGTTATCAGGAGAGAAGAAAATAAATACATTATTCAGTGGGTTGGTAGAGACGGAATACTTCTTAGAGATTATCTAACTGAACAAGAGGAACCTTTCTATCATTTAGTGAACGATGAGGAGATGTTATGAAGTTCAAAACTGGAGACATTCTTAAAGGTAAAAATGAACCAATAAAGTGGAATAATTATATGTTTGACGTAAGAAATGATATCTATAAAGTTAATGGTGTAAATCCAAAAAGAGGACTTTATTTCATAGAATACTTAAGCATGAGTAATACTAATAAGGAAATCCTTTATGACGCAAATTATATAGACATTGCGTTTATCAAGGTAGAAGACGAAGAGGAGATGTTATAGTGGCTAAATTCAAAGTAGGTGATATTTTAAAATATAGTAAAACAGATGAAAACATCAAAAATATTAGGTACGAAGTAAGAAAAGTAACAAAGGATGATTATTTTCTTTATAATGTAACTCAAGATGATAATAGAGATGCAGGAATGCATCCTATAGCTCTTATTGAGCGTTTATTAATATTAGGTAGTTCAATATTATATGATGAGGAGATGCTATGAAGTTCAAAGTAGGAGACATAATCAAACTAAAAATAAGGGATTGTGATTACCTTGCTTTGGTAGCGGCTAAAAATATTTTTCGGGCTAAAATAATGAGTATTTATATAACAGAGGCATCGGGAAAATATATATACGATTGTTTAGTAACGCAAGCTAACACTCGTTTTCATTTACCTGTTGGTGAAATGTTTAAAATATTTGGTAGAGAAAATATTGAAGCCAGATTTTTAATAGATAACGAATATGAAGAGGAGATGTTATGAAGTTCCAAGTAGGCGACATAATTGGGAAGAAGGATTTAAAAGGAAGTACTTACATAGTTTTAGAAGTAGATTATCAAACTGAACAATACCGCGTTAAGTTTCATGATATCAACACAACAACTTGGACCTCAGAATTCTACGTTATTAGTGCTGAATACGTGAAAAAAGGATCTGTACGTACAGAGGACGAGGAGATGTTATGAGTGTAACGAGTAACATCCGCGAACGTAGAGAGCAAATGTTGTAGTTATTGTTTAACTGATGAAGGCTGACGCCACCCACCTACTATCCTGACGGATGGTAGTAACCTCCCTGACGGGAAGGAAGACAGAGAACATGCTGAAGCATATCGTTAATCCACAAGTTGGTATGACAGTTCAATGCGTTAAAAACTATAATGGACATAAGTATAAGGGCAGTATATTTGAAATTATTTCTAAGAGCAAAATTTTAGAGGATTTAACTTACCTTATTACACTAAAAAACACAAAAGAAAGTTTTTATGTAGCACATCCGCATTTGCTAGATAATTTTTGGGAAGTAGTTGATGAGACTCAATCAGACGACATCGGTGAGGAACTTTCTTCCCTCATCGCGGAAGCTAAGAAGAAGCATACTGATGTGTATGCGGACGTGGAGAGAGCTAACAGAAGGATCAAAGCAGTTGAGGAATGTCTTAATGGGATTGGTTTTAAGGTAGATTACACAGCGTCATTCGTACTGTCTGATGTCACCGACAAGTATTTACCAAATAGATTTTCTATTAGATTTTCGAATGGAAGATTGTCTGTATTTTGTAGTAGAACCGATAATAGTAATGCCCGTCTAAAAGATACACCTACTTTATTGTTAAGTGAATCTGCACTTATTAGAAAAATAGTATCTGATAAGATTCTGGATAGATTTATGAGTAAAGCAGTTGAAGAAGCTGAAAGGTTTTGGAGTACAACAACAATCGAGTAAAAATTAATAGTTCTTCTTTAACTGCTGAAAAGGAGAACCTAATGTTGAACATCACGCATAAAGTTCTCCGCAACCTCAAGAAAATCCCTATTAGCAAGAGTGATAAAGTACTGGTAGCCTTCTCGGGTGGGAAGGATTCTATGGTACTGACAGGAGTACTTATTGAGTGTGGATTAGAAGTTGTTCTTTGTCATTGTGATCACGGTATCAGACCTGAATCGGGAGAGGACGCGAAGAAGGCACGTAAGTTCTCTGATGATTTAAGTGTTAAGTTTGAGTTGATTGAGCTACATTTGGATCCGGAAGTGAGTGAAGAAGAAGCTCGAGAAGAAAGATTAGGTGGTCTTCTTTCAGCCGCCGAAAAAAATAACTGCCAGTATATTATGACCGGACATACCGCAGGAGATCAACTCGAAACGATGTTGATGCGTTTCTGTAGGGGTTCTGGTCTGAATGGGTTTTGTGGAATCCCCTTCCGTAATGGTAAGTTCGTTCGCCCAATGCTGAACGTTAACAGGAGTGAGATTTATTCTTACTTGAAGCATAAGGGATGGACTCCCATTGAGGACGGCTCGAACCAGAAAGACGCTTATACAAGGAATCGTTTTCGTCATCACGTTCTTCCGTTCCTGCTGGAAGAGAACCCAAACGTAGAGGAAATGGCGTACAACCTTTCCAACTGTTTAAGAGAAGATAACGATACTATTATTTATTACGCGGAGAAGGAATATCCAAACGTAGTAGACGAGAAGGGAATCATTCTCTCCCTTTTCAATGCGCTTCCTAAGAGTATTCGTGCTCGCATTTTGATTAACTTTCACTCTATTAATCGTTCCCATTCAGTACAACTTTCTTTGGGTAACATCAATGCTTTTATTGAAGTGGCGGAAAGAAAAGAAGGCGGCAAAAAGATCATGCTTCCCGGTTTAGTTCTGATGAAACTTGGGAAGTACATCTACAAGGAAACATAAGATGCAAGATTCAAGTGCATGCTCTTGTGTAGAGGAATACAGAAGTATTAAAGAAAGTATTGTGGGTAAATTATTCGTAGTAAAAGAAAATTTTACAACAAGCGGGTATCAAGGAAGAAAGTTCAACAAAAGTACTGTGTATGTAGTAGATGATACATACCTTTTTACTAAGAGCATGGAAACTACTAAGCGTATTTCAGTAGTAATGAAACAATTTAAATCTGACCACAGCGGTACTGTTTCGTTGGGCGAGTTTAAAACATATTTTGAATCCACTCAAGAAGAACCAGTATTCAGTAAGAAAGAAATAGAGTTTGCTTTGCTTAAGCAAGCATCAGATTTACTCGAAGAATACAATCCTTGTGATTATTGCAACGGTCTATGTAAAAATGATAGAGCAATTATAAAAAAGATTAGAAGCAGCACGAATGAAGGTGTAGTTAATGGTATTAAGGGTATGACTGATTTAGAAGTGCTTAATTCAGAATATAATGATTTTAGTCTTTCTCCTGGATGTTGCCACAGAAGAATTTATAGAGATGGTGTAGGTAGTAGAATTAAATGTAAATTTCTTGGAGAACAAGGATGTACTACTACGAGTGCTTTGTGTAAACTTTTTCTATGTGAAAAAGTTAAAAGCAATAATTTTGAATTAGCTACTAAGTTAGAAACTATTGCGGATAGTTTGAGAAGTATGAATGTTTACAACAGTAATGTGTACAAGAGTGGGTTCGACAGGGAGTAATAGATAATGTTCAAAGTAGGAGATGTGGTCAAATTAAAAATAAGAGATTACGATTATCCTGATAGAGTAGCGTCTAAAAATATTTTTCGGGCTAAAATAATAAGTATTAATATCGTGTTAGAAAAATATGTATACAATTGCTTAGTATTACAATCAGACAATCACTTTTATTTACCCGCTGGTGAAAAATTTCCAGTTTCTGGAATAAAAACTTTTGAAGATTATTTCTTAATAGATGTGAGCTGTGAAGAGGAGATGCTATGAAGTTCCAAGTAGGAGACATAATTGGGATGAAGGATTTAAAAGGAAGTACTTACATAGTTTTAGAAGTAGATGACCAAACAGAGCAATATCACATCAAGTTTCAAGATATTAATACAACAACTTGGACGTCAGAAAACTATGTCATTAGTGCTAAATACGTGAAAAAGGGATCTGTACATGCAGATGAGGAAATGTTATGAGTAAAACGAATAACATCCGTAACCGAAGGGGACAAATGTTATGATACAAATAGGACAAGCATACATAAGTAAACATTCTAACGACCCCAACGAAAAACCAGATGTGGTAACTGAAGTAAATAAAGACTACGTTCGATATAAGTGTAGTAATTGTGGTGGTGTTCATAGGAGAACTATAAGTGAGTTTCTTGATATAAGAAAGTTAAGAAATGAAGACGAGGAAATGCTGTGAGAGTGGGACAAAAGTATATATTTAAAAATAGAACTGATTATTACGCAATTATTATTGATTTTACTGATGTTTTTGTAAAATATTTTTGTTCAATATGTCAAGAAAATGAAACAACTGTTCTTCAAACTTTCCTTCTTTCTTGGGAGAGTGAAGAACAAAATGAAGAAGAGGAAATGCTGTGAGAGTAGGACAAAGATATGTAACTCGACCAAATGGTACTAATGATAGTGACGAAGCAATTATTATTGGTTTTAATAGTACTCATGTAGAATATTTTTGTTCGGCCTGCCAAAAAAATCATGTATGCACCAAGAAGATTTTCTTTAATGAGTGGAAAGAGGATGAAGAAGAAGAGAAAATGCATTGTATGTGTATGATTAAAGTTGGACAAACATATAAGAATGATTACCACACAGTTAGTATTATTAATATCAAAGACGGCATAATCTACTATAATGATAAATTAAAAGATAGAGAAGTAGGATATAATTTTACTTCTGGTATAAGAACATTTGAAATTTATCTAAATAATAACAAGTATCGTTGTGTTAACAGTACAGAAGAAGAGGAGATGCTTTAACTAAAGTTTACAAAATTAATATTGAGTATTACTTAATAATTTTTAAAAAATGAGTGGAAAAGGAGAAACAGCATGCACCACGGCAGATATAACCATGGCGAAAAAATCGTGATGAAGCGTTACTCTTACAAGTTCTACGTGCTTAATAAGCATCTTTGGTGTTGTAATTGCCGTAAACCAACAGCTCGTAGTTGGGATGCTTGTGGTGTTCTTACTTGCTGTAATTGTCATACTACTAATACTGAGTACCTTATTGAGATGAAGGAAGCAAAACAACTGGGTATGTTTGTTCTTCCTGAGAGAACAAACACCCAACTATCTGATAAGGCAAAAATCAGGAAGCTGATTAACCTTCTTATGGATACTAATATTGTTTGTGAATGTAGAGAATGTTCAGAAAATCGTGCTGTTTATGATGATGGTCCAGAAGATACTCAACATGAGAAGGATATCGTAGAGCTGATTCAGCTACTTAAGCTCGTATAAGAAACGAACAAGGTTAGGATGAGTGGTGGGCACTCAATAGATTCATATTCTATCGTTCGTAAGAACAAGGTTGGTTCGATTCCAACCCTAACCATCCCCGGTTTGTGGTAGGTTCCGGGAGGACTTTTTAAAGCCCGAACAAAAACCTGCTCGTTAGCTCCTAAGTTGTGACCGAAAGCGAGACGTGAGTAGTGTCTGCAGCGCAAAAGCATTTCGCAAGTACTGGTTATGAACAACGAAGGATAACAGCTAACGCCTTCTGTCCTACAAGGTGGCGTGGTGTACACAGCGAGCCGTGACGGCTGCCAGGGGGTAACACCCTTCGCAGGTTCGAATCCTGCTGTAGGACCTTTGATAGATGTTTATACGTTTGGTCTATGACGCAGGTGGTGCTGCGAAAACGCAAAACGTACTTAGTTTTTTTTTCGGCCGCCACAAAAGAATACGGGAAGATATGCTAATCGAGTAAACAACCAGTACGGCACCGGCAATTCCAGATGCAAACTCTGGTCTTCCCACAAGGAGCATCCATGATCCGAGCAGTCAAGAACTACGATGTTACCCCGAGATGTCCGCTATGTAATGGCGATTGTCTTGCTTCAAGCGGACAAAAGTTAGGATTCTGCGTTCATTGTTGTGGTCGTGTACATAACTATTATGAACCGCATATGGTGGTTCTTACTGATGAAATGACAGTTAGTCCTCCCACTATGGAAGATATTATTAAGTTCATCAAGAATGGCAAGAAGAAATAATCTTAATGAACTACACAGCAGAACAAGTGGTTGGTAAGAACGTTGTGTGGACCGACTGGGACGGGAGAAGAGAAACATCCACATGTACTAAAGTTATACCAAGTAAAGGCATTAACATTAATGATGTTCCTACTACTTATTATATGTTATATTTTAATATTCCCAACCATATTGGTGAGTTTTCTATTGAACTTGCTGTATTTAATATACAGGTAAAACACGGATTAGCAGAAGTAGTAGAAGCATCTGATGTACACCAAAACGAGGAAATACTCTAAATAGTTCATGTCTAACTTTCGAAAGGAAAACAAGTATGAAGAAACTAATCCTCCTATCTCTTTTGTTTCTTTCGTGTAAACCTTCAAACGATGGTACACTAGAAACGTTTACTTTAAAGGTAAACAAAACGTGGAGTACTGCGGAAGTCAGTGGTGATTTTTTATCCACAAGTACTTGGCATACGTATTGTATGAATGGGTTTGATGGTGATGGTGCTTTTAGGATTGTGTGTTCAGATAATGATGATAACAAGCATATAATGGGATTAGACGGTATTATTGTAAAAGTTGCAGTTAAAGTTAAAAAGGTAAATAGACGCACTATTGAAACCTATAATAAGATTAATATTAGTGTTTTAAGTAGGAAAAAATAATCTTATAGTTCTTCTTTAACCTCCGAAATGGAGGATAACATGTCTCTCAAGAACCTACTTCTTATCTTAGTTGTTGCGTTCTCATCATGCGGTTCTTCCTACGAGATTATTTCTTTCAGCCCCAACTTCAAAACGTGTACGTCCACCTCTTGTACTACCTATATGACCACTGTCATCGAAGTGAATAATACGGATGACTCCCCTGTAGATCTCATTCTAACATGTGATTACTATCATAATGGTACTCTTACAACCAGTATTTCTACCGAGGTGCCGCTGAATGAGTGGGAGAGAACAAAGGTAGAGCAAGACACGAACTTCACAAATCATCCTGACGATGCGTCCTTTTACAGCGTACTCTGCAAACTGGAGGATAGATGATCTTTATAATTGCCGCTGCTATTCTTTCATTCCTCATGGGGTACTCGTACGGAAGACAAAGTGCGGAAGAAGAGAATGAACTCTCTAAGCCACTGACTCCAGAAGAAATAAGAAAACTGGAAGAGTTGAATAAAGAATTTGAAAGGATAAATATGGAGTTTATTAATAAACTGGACGAGGTAGTAAAGAAGGAACTGAAGAACAAAAAATAAATCCTCTGCGGTCTTTTCCATCTTCCCGCCTGTTGTGCTACGGCATAACTAAAAAAGAAGGTGGACGTCTTTTATTTGGGGGTGCTTGGTAGGCATTGGTGAGCAGGTGGGTTCAACTCCCACGTTCTATTTTGTGGTGGCCACTGCAAAATAGAAAGATTTTTCCGGTGAGCAGCCAATAGCGACGGTTCGATTCCGTCCATCTCCATCTCTTTGCTTAACTGGTATGTGCAGTATAAGAGGGAGCCTATGAAACCGAAGACGCTATAGCGTGGGTGGAGGCGACAGTGAGATACCTCTCTTATCAGTGGTAGCTAAGGGATATCCTGTTTTGTCTTTCAGGATGTGGGTCTGACAAACCAAACAAAAAAGACTATTTAACCACACAACAGATGAAGGATACAAAGATGACCAAGAAGGAAATCAAAGAAGCTATTGAGTATTGGGAGGCTGTAATTCTTGAGTGTAAGGCAGAGATTGAAATGAACAGAAGACGCAAAGATAACGCAGAAAGGTCACTGATTGCTGCTGCTGTACCCTTTAAGGAGGGTGACTGGGTGATAGCAGTTAAGGATGTTCCTGATATTCACTGTAGAGATAATAGTCCGCTTGTAGAAAAGGGGAGAAGGTGTAAGGTAACTAAAATTGAGATGAATGGTAGAAATCAAAATGAAGTAAGATGTTATGATTTCTGTGTTGTTATGTATTTTGATACGCACTGTTCTTTCCCTGAGAAGATTTGGTGTGTAACTCCTGCGTTCATCTCCAAGTACTTCAAGAAGATTAAGTAGGTTAATAGTTATTTTTTAATCGGCGCCGAAAGAAAAAACCAAGGAGCCACAAGATGAGAGCAAAGTTTACTGTAGGTGATAGGATTCAAGTAACTAAGCAATATAAGGATATGAGACTTCCTCTTGAGGTTTATGAGATTACTAATGTTCACTTCATGAGTGATGAAATCGGATTTATGTATAATATTATTAGAACTAAGTCAGTTGATGGAAGCGACTTCACAAAGCACTTTCGTGGATGTCTACTTGAAAAGGATCTTCTTGAAAACTTCACTCTTCTTCCTGATAGTTTGGATGATTCAATTAAGTACAGCGTGAAATCAGAAGACGTATTCACTGGTAAGGATTACAATCTAAAAATCAATACTGTATACATTGCTAATGGTGTACCTATGATTGATTTTAATAAGGTAAAGGATGATGTTGTTCTTTCAACACAACATGCTGGATATGTATGGTTCTTGAACTTTCTTCGTGATAATTCTTTCTCTCCCCCCGAAAAAATTTATAAGAAGAAGGGTGTTTAGATGGCTACGAAACAAGTACCCAAGAAAAAATCAAAGGACAACCTTAAGTTCAAGTACGTATTTCCTGTAATTTTTGATGATTTCGACTGGCGTAATATGGAAAATTTTATAGGTAGTATTAGAAAAAACATTATTGAAGCAGTATCAGACTTCAGAGATAATTTTCTTAATAAGCAGTGGTTTCTTGATATGGAAGAAAACGCGGCGCTTTTACATTTGATTGATCCTGATGTTAATATGTGTGCTGATTATAATGAATACTTCAGTGATGAGTTTCTAAAGTATTATTTGGATAATGCTATTACCAGTAAACTCGTGTTTGATAACCTGTTCATCATTAATGACGGAAGTTACGAAATGGTAAACAGTGAAATCAGGTTGTCTGTTATCTTCACTGAGCATGTAAACAGGGTTGTTGATTTTAGAAAAGTCAGTAAAGAAAATTTTTGCGCGGCCGACAAAGAAAACTGTTACAAAGCAGAAACAAAGCTGGTAGATGACGTCATCAAGGAGTGTAATAAGTAATGTCTCCTACTTTCACTAAAAAGTTTTGGCATGGAAAACCAGTATACGAAGATAAGGATGGGCCGTTTGTTTACGTATCCTTAATGGATATGATGGGTTATACTTATTTTGGTAATGAGCCGGTAAAAAAATATGACACTATTAAAGACGTAATAAAAGCAATAGGATTCGTAGCAGGGTCAATAGTACTTGGTATAGGTATCCCAATAGGATTGGTAACTCTGTTACAGTGTTGCGTTTAATGTCTCCCACTCTTGCTGGTAGTATTGCTATCTTATTAGCTGTTGTATGTGTAGCACTCGTCCTCAAAATAAGGAAGATGTAAGATGAATAACGGTTTTGAAATGGGTGATGACCTAAAGAAACTATTTTCAGGACTTTTTATTTCTCTATTAATCATAAGTACCTTTGTACTTAGTTTGGAATGTGGAACAGGTAGAAGTAGACGTATTGATTGTCAAAGTAAACTAATTAAGGTAGTAGACTTCAGAAAGGCTGCTAAGGAATCCTTTTGTAAAGCTGATAAGGAAGGTTGTGAGAAAGCAGAAATGAAACTTATTGATGATGCTCTTAAGGAGTGCTTGAAGTAATGTTCACCAAGATAAGACAATTCGTAAAAGTTATTAAGAAGCATATGGCTAAGAGTGAAGACGATAAATGGGTAAGGTTTAATATTTCTAAGGAATCAAAAAGATATAGAAGACACATAGGGAATGCTATTATAACATTTATTAACCGAGTTGGTGTATTTACAACTAATATTATTAGCATTAAAATAGACGAAAAAGATATTTACTTAACCAGGAAAGAATATAGATATCTCGAGAAATCTGCTAAGAAAATGTTCAAGAGATATAATAACAAAGTGAATGAGGAAAAAACTAATAAGGAGAAATTTGAAAGGAAGGTAGAAAGAAACCTAATTAAGAAGTTTCTCAAGAAAGAATCTGGTGGTGATGAAATTCTATAAGGTTAACTAAATAGTTTCTAAGGAACGAATGAAGAACCCAAGGACGGTAGGCTCAGAAGCAGCCACCCGATAATGAGTGGGACGAAGCACCAGCAGGCTTACATAACTACCCTCGTACTGTCGAAAGATAAGTGGGGTGATAGTCTTGCCGGCTGGACAAAATGTGGTAGAAGACTGGAGTTGTCATAGACAGCCCCACCTTTCCCTTTGGCGTAACAGCACACCTTTGGTTCTTTTTTATTTTGGCGGCTAAAACAAGCATCATAAAGATGCTACAATGAATAATATTGATTAACGAAGAGGAAAATATATCATATTATAGAAAGTAGTAATAATAGGAGGGGAAAATGTTAGAGAATATAAAAAGAATATACGGCCCTTACAGTAATAACAAAGAAAATAGAAGTTTCGTAAGGATACAATATAAGGATGATACCTGGAGATATACTTCCTATCCCAAGTTCTTAGTTGAATACTTATTAGATAGAGAGTTAGATCCAAATAAGGAAACCATAGATCATATTGATGGGAACTTCTATAATAATAGTTGGAATAACCTAAGAATAATAGATAGGAACACTCATATATCACAAGAAAATCTTAGAACTAATGATGTAGAAATAACTTGTGTATTGTGTGGTAAAAAAGTTTATAAGAAAACTAAAAATCTTATACATAACTCTAAACAATATAAAGCAGGACCTTTTTGTGGAAAATCTTGTGCTGGTAAATATGGTGTAATGATACAGAACGGATACATTAAGCCTTTAGAAGTACAAACAAAAACTTATGATAAGACGTACTATAACGTAGAAAAAATAGGTGGTGTTTTAGTATCATCTATACTAAGTAGTAAAACAACATCAGAACAAGATGTGCTTGATTTCATAAAAGATATAAATAAAAAGTTTCTATTAAGTATAGAGAAACATAATGTCAACAGTATTACAAGTAGATCAAAAGATAATAAAGTAATAAGGACAGCCAAAGAAAAAAAGAAATGTTTAGTATGTAATGAAGAAGTTAAAGATAACTGCAATGATTACTGCTCTCAGGAGTGCGCACATATAGCGCAAAGAAGAGTAGAACATCCTTCTTTGGAAAGATTAAAAGAACTTATTTGGAGTATGCCTACTTTAAAAGTAGCTAAAATATTTGGTGTGTCTGATAAAACAATACAAAACTGGTGTGATAACTACGGAATAGAAAAACCACCTCGTGGTTATTGGGCGAAGAAGTCAGCTGGAAAGATTTAGAACCAAATAGTTTTTAATGAACTATCGGAAAAACAAAAGGAAAAGAAAGGAGATAAAAAGTTTATCAGGGTGGAACACGCGACCATGGCGAAATAGGTAGACGCCCGGGACTCTGACCCATATTGAGCCCTTCAAAGGAAACCTTGAAGGTGCAGCTCGCTAAAACGGCGAAACCCCTGGGTACTCCCCGAGGCAACACCGTGCTAGGTCGTAAGACCGAGTGTAGAGACCATACACGAGCTACCTAAACGCGTAAGCGCATGGTAAAGACATGGTCCAGACTACGAACTTCCTTTTAAAAAGTAAAGGAAGGCGGTGAAAACCGAAGTAGCAGGAAAATCCCGTGCCCGAAAGGGCGTGTCAGTTCGATTCTGACTGGTCGCATCTAGGTATTTGTTTTCATTGGTAAAAAGATCCTCATCACGACTTTGGTGGTTTCGCGCGAGGAGTATAAGAAGATACCACGCGTTAGTGGTTGTGGAAACACACTTAGGTTTTCTTATAGCTTAAAATCACCGTTTGATTACTTTCGACTAACGTTGTAGGCAATCCGGATAATCCTACAACATGGTAAGTCACTCTACGAAATGGGGAAACCTTGGTTCAAGCCCAAGAAGTAGTCACAAGATCCTACTCGATTGCGGGAGGTACCCAAGCGGCCACGGGAAGAGCCTGTAAAGCTCCTGTCTTCGGACCTCGTAGGTTCGAGTCCTACCCTCCCGAATATATTTTAAGAACCGCCAATAGTTTTGTACGTTTTGTAAGGCGGGATGCTGATGACTAACCGAGTTAGGTGTCATCGGTGTCAATAAAACGTACTACCTTATAAGATGAGGCACCTGCGTCTTATAAGGGAAGATATAAAAGTCAGTCACACGTTGGTGCCCGCTTGTGTGCAAAATAATCTGCGGAGATAATACCCTACAACTGATGCGGCAGTTAGTAGGGTATTTTTTTTGTTCCTCGCCAATAAGGAATAAACATGGAAGAGTATTTAGTTTTTGACGAAAAAAAAGTAATTACTACCGCCGGTACTCCTACCTATCACATCAAGTATTATTTGTTACATTCAGAAAATGATACTACGGAAATGGATACTATGGAGAAGTTGAAAACTTCTAATGCTTGGTTAGAGAATGATAACTACGAACTTTGTTTTTCTCAGGTATACCGTCATATTAATGCTTTCGTTGTGAAGTATACTGTTCCTCCTAATAGAATTGTTTATATTGATAGTAGAAGTAAGTACTACTCATTCAATAAGAACGATACAAATCTAAATAAGTACCCTCTTTCAGTAGATGAGATTAAAAGATGGGTAGAGTTATGTAAAGAGAATAAATTAATGCCTAGTAATATAGGTGATAACTTTATTATTAATGGTGACTTTGATATTAATGTTGAAAATATTTCAATGAATATGTTCTACATTTTTTCTTCGGCCGCCCGAGTAATAAAAGATGATCCTTGCTTTGTTAAAGCAGTAGTGTACATGGTAGATGAACTCAAAATGGGGTTCTTTACAGCTTTCAGTATTTCTTCTACGCTGTGTATTACTAACAGCGGTCATCATATCATACCAGTTAACAAACCATACCCGTGCTATCAAGGTAATCTAAATAAGAAAGAAGACGCATCGTTTAATAAGTTCAACCTCAAAAATAGTAGAGCACTATATATGTTTGTGAACGGGGGAGACAGTAAAGAAAGTATCATTAAAGAACATACAGGATTTGATGTACATCCTTCATTACATAAACTTTTCAGTAATGATATAATGATAAACAGGAATGATCTATTGAAGGAGAGCGTAGAGAAAGTTCTAAAAGGAGAACAGGATGCTTTATAAAGGCCATTTAAAGATTGGTGGTAAGTATAGAAATAAATTTAATAATCAAATCTACACTATAAAGGACATAACTACTTCTGTTTTGGTTAGTAGCTTCAATATATGTGCTAACATTGGTAATAGAGAAAACGATTGGAACGATCCGTTTTATGATTGTATTGAGTATGAGTATGATTTCCTAAGAGATTTCATACCCACAGATGAAGATGAGGAGATGTTATAATTATATAGTTATTAAGCAATTCACGAACAAACAAAAGGTGTGTGTATGTATGCTCGAGTGATCAAGCTCGGTATCATAGAAGCGGAAAAGAGCCAGCACGATAAGGCTCGTCTTGGTGCTGTTATTTTTCGTAAGAAGCAAATCATTTCTTGTGGATACAATAAATCTTTCGCGTGGAGTAATCGTCTTCCTGTTTTGTTTCGTAAATGGCCACATGGTATTCATGCCGAAGCGGCCGCTATCCTTAATGCTCATGCAGATCTTAATGCTCACGCAGATTTAAGAGGAGCAGATATCTTTATTGTTCGTATTGGACGTTCTGGAATACTTCGTTTGTCTAAACCTTGTGAGTACTGTATGCGGTATATTAAATACGTAGGTATTAGGAAAATCATTTATACTGATGTTGATGGTCAGTTTATTACCATACGGCTATGATTTTTTCAGCCCCGCCAAAAAATAATCTAAAAGAGGTAGCATGCTGAAACCTGGGTGGTACGAAAGAATATCGTGTAAAGATTATTTTGATATTTGTGGTGATATTGTTGGAACAGAAAATGATACGCATATAAGA